AAGACTGCCTGCGTCGCATTCTCGTGGGGAAATCGGCCCTTGACGGCGCAGCAGATGGGCCATATACTACTGATGTGGTAGCTGAAGGAGGTTCCGATGAATAGCGATTTGCCACTGAATATTGCGGCGATCCGACGCGGATGCACCGAGGTTAACGATGTCATCGCGGCATCGAAGCCAGACAATGGAAGTGAAGAGGCGCGCCGTGCTGTCGCTCCGCTGATTTTCCATCAAGCTGCGGCCAACTTGCGAAATGGCGAGTTTGCAGCACTTGATCCGGAGATTTGGTGGCAAGTTGCCGAGGCGATGCAGTACTCCGTTGACTGGTGGGCTCTTACCGGGGATATGCATGAAGTGATTCCTGGGGGAGATCGCCTGTGAGCAAGCAAAGCGGAGATGCCAGTAAGGAGCTGCGCGCCCAACAGAAAGAGCGCTATGCAAAAGTCTGGCAGTTAATTAAGGAGTCCGGGGTGAAGCGACGATGGGTCGCCATGCATCTTGGTGTATCCTATGGGTATCTGAACCAGGTCCAGTACGGACACGCGCCGATGACGGCGGAGATGCGACGACGACTGTCCGAGTATCTTGGTCTTAGTGAAGCCGAGCTTTTTGGCTCGGAGAAGTGAGGTTAGGAATGGCTTACGATAACGCACCGAAGAAGAAGTTTGCAGAAGACTACATTGATGTAGCGGAGCGTCTCCGCGCTTGGTACGAAGCATATCCAAACGCCCGAATTGAAACGAGCATCGTTTCGCACACTGATAGCCGCGTGACGGTGAAGGCACTAGCATTTCGTGGCGACACAAGCGATCCCGATGTTTCTGGAAGGCCGCGACCATACGGCTTTGAGGAGCGCCCCGCAGGTGTTGGCCACTCCTCCATGGCAATCCCAGGCAGCACGCCATATACTCGCGGCAGCGAGGTGGAGAATTGCGAAACCTCCGCAGTCGGGCGAGCCCTTGTCATGGCCGGTCTTCCATCCAAGAAGGTTGCGTCAAGCGATGAGATCCGAGCAAAGGGCGGCACAACTGCCAAGCCATCTCCGGCGATGCAAGAACGCGAAAAGCACAAGATTGACGATGAGGCAATTCTTCGCGCAGCCCAGAGCAACTTTTCTGAGGATGCAGCGCTGCTTGATTGGCGCGATGCCATCAGCGGGGCAGGAAATGCAACTGAACTTGCAGCCGTAGCACAGCAGATTGCCGCATCACAGCTTGATGCCGACCAGAAGCGCTATCTGGGTCAGTACTACACCGCACGCAAGTCAGAAATCGGCGCCTAATGCGCGAGCACGTCAGCATTAGCGAAATCCGCGAGTTTCAGTCCTGCCCTCTGCGCTGGTGGTACCGGTACGAGAATGGACTATGGACCGAAAAGACGAGCTCGTTCTTCGCGCTCGGTACTGCGGTACACGCGGGTCTCGCCAACTGGTATGAGCCGATCAATGGGGGCAAGAAGACGGGCGACCTGACGATGCCGCTGAAGCTGTACAAGGCGACGTTTGCCGATGAGTCTGCCAAGGTCAACTGGGCCGATGAGTCCGACAAGGACCCGATCAGCCAGTCCGCACTTGGCGAAGATATGCTCAAGGCGGCGATCTTTGAGGGTGACGATTGGACGGCGAAGGCGGTTGAGCGTACGTTCATGGCCGATATCTCCCACAGCCGCCTTGGAAAGCTTCCGATCAAGCTAAAGTCGGTTCTGGACATGGTGACGAACACCAACGATGTGGTTGAGCACAAGACCGCAACACGAAAGTGGGAAGAAGGCCGAGAGCATGGAGACATTCAAGCGACAGCCTACGTCTCTGTGGTTCGTCAGAACTACGACCATGATCCGAAAGTGACGTTCAACATCGTCAGCAAGCACTCAAAGGGTCCAAATGTGGACCGACGCACCACCACCCGGACGCAAGACGACATCGACCGTCTGTATGTGACGGTTCGGGCGATGCTCGACGCCAAGGAGAAGGGCGCGATTTATCCAAACCCAACCGCGTTCGCACATGCGACGTGTGAGTTCAGGAAGTTGTGTGACAAGTGGGAATCTCATCCTCAGCCACTGCCGGAAACGGCACGTGGGATGCTTACGGTGCTGCCATCCATCCGCCAGTCAGCGCTGACGAAGATGTACGGCGAGTGAACGATCTCGTCTGGTGGCGTAAAGAGATCGAATCCGCGAAAAATAAGCAAGGCCGAATGGGCGACTTCTACACCGCAATGACCGGCAAGAAGCTTGTTCGCAGCGAGTACGGTCGGATCTTCAAGTTGATGCAATCATTCCCGGGCGGCATCCCGGGGCTCATGTCCGCGATTTGTGAGGCCGCAATCAGGGACCTCGATGGAGATCCCATCGCGTATGTGCAGAAGTTGGCCGATAGTCCGCGCTGGAAGGCTCCGGTCGCGGGAAGGAAGAAGGAGAATTACGATGGGATTATCCAGGATTGACCCAAACGTTGATTTCGCGGTGATTATGACCCCAGAAGGGGCCGTGATGCGCCGGAATGACGAGCCACCTGCCCCGGAGGTTGCAGAACAGCGTCTAGAAAAGGCCGGTGTGGCACCTCGGTATGCAAGTGCGTCGTTTGCAATGCTGAAAGAGCTCCCAGAGGCCAAAACGGCGGTAAAAGTTGCCACAGAGTGGGCAGATGCACCGCTCACGGACCGGGGATTCTTCTTTGTTGGCACGCCGGGGGTTGGAAAGACCTACTTGGCGGTCGCGGCATTGCGAAAGAAGGTTGAAGCGGGCCTGTTGAACGCAAAATTCATCAATGTGCCGCTCTTTTTGGACAAGATTCGCACCTCGTTCAAGTTTTCGGACGATTCTGCTCAGGCAGAGTTTGATTTCTTGTGCAATCGGGCCTCACTCGTCGTTTTGGACGACTTTGGCAAGGAGCGCGCGACTGATTGGGCGACCGAACGGCTCTATGTGCTTGTCGAAAGCCGCTATTCCAAGATGTTGCCGGTCATTGTGACGTCAAATCGGACGCTGGATGAGCTGAATGACCTTGGATACGGTGCAACGGTGTCACGTTTGACCGAAATGTGCACGGTTGTCAAGGTTGGCGGGTCAGATTTGCGGCCAAAGTTGCGCGTATGACCGAACGCTCGGTTGCTGCACCACTCGAACTGACGCTGATTGGGCGTCCACCGAGCTGGAATGCGGCGTATCGGGCGCGAAAGTCATACATTTTCATGACGCGCGAGGCAAAAAGTTGGAAAAAGCTGACGACGATCCTCGCGCAAACGGCAGCAGCGGACCAGCAGTGGAGTTGCGGCCGTGATACAATGCTCGTCGTCGACGTATGGATCTACGTGAAGCGTGCGATTGACGCCGACAACATCTTGAAGCTCACGCTCGACGCAGTTGCGGCGGGTATCGGGATCAATGATGCACGGTTCCTGCCAAGGGTGTGGGAGCTGAGGAAGAAGTGCGATGAAGAAAAGATCGTACTGAAGATTACGGAGGTAGAATACGATGATTAAGGTTCAGTTGATTGGTAATGTTGGATCAAATCCGACGGTTCGAATGACACAGAAGGGGCGCCAGGTCGCCAACTTCAATGTCGCAGTACACGGTGCAAAGGATGCAAACGGAGAAGAGAAGTCGACGTGGTATCCCATCTCTTGCTGGGACGGCCGGGCAGAGCTCGCCGATAAGATCGTCAAGAAGGGCGACCTTATTTGGATCGAGGGCACGCCGGATATCTCAACGTGGACCGACAAGAACGATGTCGAGCACGTAGAGATTGCTATCACCGCAAAGTTTATTCAGGTCCTGCGTCGCAGCTCCAAGGGAACCGAGGAGTCCGCTCCGGTTTCCGGCGCAATGCAGCAGTCGCTTGAGGAGCTCCCGTTCTAATGACACAAGAACTTGATCTTCCCAAGCTGTCCGCCGATATCGATAAGGCGCTAAGCCTGCCCAGTGGTCCGGAAAAGGAGAAGCTCTCCAATGAGGTTTTGCAGACCCTTTCCTCTCTCATCTCGGCAATGTCGAAAATTGCGGAAAAGATCGGCACACCCGTGGACTCAACCTCACACAAGGTTGGTACACGCAGTGCTGGACGCTCCAAGGTGAACTAGCCTATCATTGCGCCCCCCACTCACTCCGGCGTAAAATTTTTAAGAAATTTGGCGTAGGGGCTGGGGAGTCAATCACCTTTGCAGAGGGGTTGGAGAAATCCAGCCCCTCTCGCCGTCTTACAAGGAGCCCACGATGAGCAATGCAGTATCCCCGTTGAACATTCCGGATGAACTACGTAAGGGTCCAACGATCCTCGACTTCTATGCTGATTGGTGCCAGCCTTGTAAGGCCATCAGTAAAGAGCTTGAGCGACTCAAGACACTGCAGCCACGTGTGAACATCGTCAAGATCAACGTTGACAACCATCAATCGCTGGTGCAATCCTATGAGATCAAGAGCATTCCCTTTGTCCTCTACTACGAAACAGCGGGAACCGCACCAAAGCAGCTCACCGGCTTCGTCAAAGCAGAAGAGATGATCCGCCGTTTTGGCCTTTGAGGAGAGGGATTATCCAATCCCCGCCCAAACTCCGCTCTGCGTGGCTCCTAGGGGCATCTACGGGGGGTGTAGCTCAACGGTTAGAGCACTGAGCTTATATCTCAGCGGCTCCTGGTTCGAGTCCAGGCTCCCCCACCACCAATCTGCTATGCTTTTGCCAGCACGCTGGACCTGAAAGGTATTGCTCCCTATTTTCATGTCGGGGGGTGACCATATCGGGCCTTTAAGCGTCAGCGCTGCCCCTTGCGGGTTGGTCCAGGTGCTATACTCTCCCTATGAAGTCTGTCTCACGCTTTATGCACTACGTCGAAATCAACCAGGCCAACGGCTGCTGGGAGTGGACCGGCGCCTTTGACCGGAGTGGGTATGGTGCATTCAAGGATCAGGGCAAAAAAATAAATTCGCACCGGTGGAGCTACCGTCATTTTAAGGGCGAGCCACCGAAGGGGTTGGACATCGATCACCTCTGTCGCATCAGGAAGTGTGTCAGCCCAGAGCATCTAGAGGCAGTCACGCGAAAAGTCAACGTCCAGCGTGGTCTTGCTGCGCAGGAGCGAAAAACCCACTGCATTCATGGACACGAATATACGCCAGAGAATACGTACCGATATCCGAGTGGCGGACGTGAGTGTCGGACGTGCAAGTATGATGGTGGACGCATTCCGGAGTAGCTCAGTGGTAGAGCGGGCGACTGTTAATCGCCTGGTCGTAGGTTCGAGCCCTACCTCCGGAGCCACGTTGTGCGTGATCCCGAGTCACCTCCGGAGTCACGCCCGGGAGTGATAGAAGGATAGAGTGAAGGAAGGATTGAATAAAAGAGTGATGGAAGGATTTAGGTATTTTAAAAAAATCCAGGCCAGGCGTTGCCCTTTGCTGTTTTTGTGGGGAGAGGGGTTGAGGGGATCTGGTGAAATGTTGAACTCTGCGCAGCGCTGACCCCGCCCGGCCACCTCGACGAACGGTCAAGGGGGTTGAGGCAACAAGAAGCCCCACCCCCCGTAGGGGGCGGGGCTGCTTGGTTCCGAGCTTCTCGGTCTAGTTGCTCAGGTGGAGACCGATCTCCTCGCCTACGATCCACGCCGCTACGAAGAGACCGAAGCCAGCGAACCCGCCAACAATCGCCATACCTGGACTCACCCAAAATCCGGTGCCGCCGACCACTACGCCGAACCCGCCGTCGTAGCCGAACGCCCCACCGAGGACGATAGCCCCGAGCGCAATCGTTGCCACCATCAGAGCTTGTGCTGCCTTGCTCATTTCGTTTCTCCCTTCGTCGGTTCGGGTCTGTGCCTACCCCCGACACATAGAGAATAGCGCAACCACGGCAGGAGTCAAGAGGTAAGCTCAGGCGAGGCCGACCCCGACCGCTGCCCTCAACCGGTGCCTACCTACCCATTAGTTCGTGGGGTCAGGGGTAGCGCGCGAGTAATGAATGAATGATGAATGATGAATGAGTGATGAAATGGGGTATGGGGTGAAGGGGTAAGGGGTGAATCAGAAAAATCGATGAACGGGCAACAAGAAACCCGCCCCCGAAGGAGCGGGTTTCTTGCGCCCGAAGGCTACCGACTAGCAGCCGCGCTGCGGCTCCATCTTGACCTGCTCCTCTCCTGCGATGAGCCACGACACGAGCCGAGTCAGGTTCACGCCACGATGCGCGTGGAACGAGGCGCGCTTCACACACGCCGACCCTTCCTTCCCCGCGTACTCGCAGAAGGTCGTGATGCCGTACTCAACAGGAGCCGAGATCACCAACGAGAGCGAAGGATCGCCAGCCTTGCTCAACCAGACACCGAGGGCGTGCTCGTCGCGGTTGATCTGCCCAGCCACGCGAACCAGTACCGAACCCGACTCAGCGACCGCCTCAGTCTTTACCCGACCGAGAGCCTTGTGGTCAGCCTGCCGCCTCGAAGCAGAGGCAACGCGGCGAGCGCGCTCCTTCTCCGTGGTCGGCTTCGTCCAGTAGGTCAGAACGACGACCTTCCCACCGGACTTCTTGGCGGCTTCCAGACCCTCTTCGTAGGTCATTCCCATTTGGTACTCCCTGTCGGGCGGTTGCCTAGCGGCTCCCTCTATGCTCCCGACACAAGAAAGATACACCCACCGAAGCCAGAGCGCAAGCCCGACCCATCAGGCGCAACGCTGCCCGCTCATCGACATTGCCCGCCTTTGGCCCTTTGTTCTTGGGGTGAGGGGTAATGATGATGATGAATGATGAATGATGATGAATGATGAATGAGGGCTGAAAAAGAAGCTCCGCGCTCATTGACCGAGTCTCGACAGAGCAGCCCGAAGGTTGACTCTTGCCGGACAACGAGTCGTAGTTCTTGGGGTCAGGGGTAAATGGTGGGGTAAGGGGTAAGGGGTAGATGATGAATGATGAACGATGATGATGATGTCGATGAACGGGCAGCGATGGGGTAAGGGGTGGGGGCAGGGGTGAAGGCCTTCACGATGACCAGACACAACCCAACAAGAAACCCGCCCCCCGAAGGGAGCGGGTTCCTGTTGCCCGAGGCTCGACGAAGGCTAGCCCGTGATGATGGCACCCTTCCTGCGGTTCTCAATGCCCAACGCCCACGCCAGATCGCCGTAGCGAGTCCGAGCGTCAGCGAGCATCTGAAGATCCTCTGGGCGCTGCTCCCAGAGCGCAACGATGGTGCGGCGTGCCGACTCGGTGAGGTCTCCGAACTCCTCTTCGTCGTAGCCCGTCGAGTAGTGGGCAGCGTCATCTACCAACTCGCGGAACTCTGCTGGATTCATCACCAAAACCACCCAACCCTCGTTGGTGCCGTTCGTTGACCGAATCTCGACGGAGACGAAGTCAAGGTCGCGGCTCGTGTGGTCGTCCCAGAAGCGACCCGAAACCACGAGAGCCTTCGCAGCCTTGCCAAGCGTGCGGATAGCAGCATTCGCAGCGGCGTGCTCCTCGTCAGTGATGGAGAGCAGGACGGAGCGGACGATTGCCCGCACCTCGACGAGACGCTTCTCGTTGCTCTCACTGCTGAACGGATTTCCGTCCATTGTGTACCCCTTTCGTCAGGGCGGGTCTGTGCCGACAACCCCAACACCGAAAGACTACATCGACAGACGGGCAGCGTCAAACCCGACGCACCAGACGCAACGACCGAACCACCTATGAAGTCGTAGTCCTTGGGGATAGGGGTACGCCCGAAGTAATGGCCTGATGATGATGACCTGATGATGATGACCTGATGAATGAGAACTGATGAATGATGACCGCTACCGGTGCTGAGATTCTCAAAGCTACACAAGAAACGACCCCGTAGGAACGACGGAGAGGCACGGAAACGAGTAGGCCTATACCAGAACACCTAGAAGTTTTGGGGTAAGGGGTACGGGGTAAGGCCTAAGGGGTGAGGGGTAATGAGTGAGGCCATAAAGAAACCACCCCCACCCCGAAGGGTGAGGGTGGCCTCAGTTGCCCCCAGCCGGAGAGGACTACCTCTCAAAGTGTGTCGGCCAGACCTTTCGTGGCTCCTCTACGGCTACGACGAAGGCCAACGGCTTCCCGTCCAACTCAACCCACGAGCCGTTCAGGCCAGCAACACCGGCTTCGGTCATCACCTCAACAGCCCAAGCAGGAGCGTCCTCGGAAGAGTCGGACTCAGGGCCGAACTCACGAACCGAGTCAATCTCAAGCACCGCGCCGATTGCCTGAATCATTCCGCGCACGGTGGGCATCACATCACCAAAGGTGTCGGCCTCGGTTTCGTCATACGACCACCCGCTCGCCAGATTGACCCGCTGACCGCTACCGGTGTCGGGCTTTGGTACGAAGACCAAGAAACGCCACATAGCGTTCCCCTTTCTGTGCTACTCGGCCGAGCATAGCGTCCGAGGAGTTGAGTGTAGCCGGTGGTGGGCAACAGCGCAAGCGAACGCTGACCGAGTCCAGGAATCTATTCTTTAGGTTGTTAGTTCTTGGGGCTAGGGGTAATGGGGTATGGGGTAATGAATGATGAATGATGACTGATGATGCTGGACTAATGAATGATGACCGCGACCGGCCACAACCAAGAGCGCGCAGCTCGACGCGAACCATTGACCCTGAGCCGGTATTGGGGCAACGGGGTATGGGGTCAGGGGTCGGTGGGGGTCAGGGGTGAATGATGAATGAACGGATAAAGAAGAAGCCCCACCCCCGAAGGGGCAGGGCTTCATTGACCGCTACCGGCCGCGTCGTTCAGTTGTCGAGGTCATCACCGAACTGGTAGCCGCACGGCTCGCAGTAGTCGCCCGACCAGCCAGCCATCGCGTCGCACTTGGGGCAAACGCCCGAGGTGCTCATCTCGGTACAATCGACCCAGGCTGAACGCTCGTCATCGAGCAGGAACTCCCGCGCATCGTCGGCGGTGTCGGCGTTGTACGCCGCCAACTCCGAAGCCAGCGCAATCAGGGCTGCCGTTGCCTCTGACCGGCCAGCGTGCCACGAGCGGTGCGTCTCGTTCTCCCAGACCACCTCGACCAGCCAGAGCGTCTTCTCCGTGTCCGTCATTTCTGTTCTCCTCTCTGTACTACCGGCAACTGCCGGCACCCGAAGTATACGCGGCCGGTCGCGGTCAGCGCAAGTCCGAACCATAGAGGAGAGAGAAGGGAGAGAGAGGAGAGAGAGTAGAGAGAAGTAGTTCTTGGGGTGTGGGGTATGGGGTAATGATGAATGAATGATGAATGAGTGAATGATGAACTGGTGAATGATGAATGACGCTGACCGAATCCCGGTGAGCGTCGAGCTACGACCGAATGGAACGACGGACGGAGTGGCCTAGTTCTTGGGGTCTGTGGTGTGGGGTCTGGGGTCTGGGGTCTGGGGTGAATAATAGCCTGATGAATAGCACCAACAAAAAGACCCCACCCCCGAAGGGGTGAGGCCTTTGTTGCCCGTTCGCCGGCAGCGTTCAGAAGGGAGCGGCTTCCTCGTTCTGCTCGGTGTAGGCCTTGCGCGCCATCGTCCGCATCTTGCGGATAGTGCGCTCATAGCGAGCACTGCTCTGCTGGTAGCACGAGGCCACCCACTCCATCAGTTCGGCGTCGGTCGTCCACTCCCAGAAGTCGAGAGGGAGAACGCCGAGGAGCGGGGCGGCATCGCCACCCTGCCAGAGGTGAACCTCGTTCACGGGCGCAGCCATCCCGTAGAGGATGGCCTCATAGCGGATCGCCTCGCCGTTGCCCGAATCCCGGCGAACGACCACCGACCGCTGCCAGAGCGAACCGCTGCGCTCGCCTTCCTGCTCATCTCCGAGAACTACCGAGAGGGTAGCCTTCTCATTACTCTTGGCCATTGCTGGTCTCCTCTGTGCTCGTCGGTGGAGCATTGCCACCGAACACCCCAAGTTTACCGGCACACAGGCAACAGCGCAACAGGCCACCAACCGAACGACGACCGAGCGGCCAGTCAGTCAGTTAGTTAGTTGGTTAGTTCGTGGGGGTGCGGGGGGAATGAGTGGGGAGTGAATGAGTAATGAGTGAATGATGAATGAGGCCTGAACTATTGGTGGGGGTGTGGGGGTGTGGGGGGTGCGGGGTGAAATGTTGCCCGTGAAAAGCTCTGACGAAATGATGAGGCCGCCACCCCCGACGGGATGACGGCCTCGGTTCCGGTCGGACGACTAGCAGCCGCCGATGCTCTTATCCTCAACCTGCTCCTCGCCGCCGATCATCCACGACACAAGGCGGGTGAGGTTCACCTCGCGGTGGCCGTGGAACGCGGCGCGCTTCTCGCACGCACTACCCACAACTCCCGCGTACTCGCACGCCGTAGTCCAGCCGTACTCGGTCGGAGCCGACAGCACCAGATTGACGCACGGCTCACCCTTCTTGGTGATGTACACGCCGAGCGGGTGGACATCGCGGTTTACCTGACCCGCAACGCGGAACAGGAACGACACGCGCCCCTTCTCATCAACCACCTGCTCGCCCGTGGTCTGAACGCGACCAAGTGCGCGGTGGGTAGCAGCACGAGCAGCGGCCTTCTTGGCGCGCTCCTCAAACTGCTTCTTGGTGGTCGGCGCGCTCCACGCCGTCAGCACGACGATCTTACCGCCGGACTTCTTCGCCGCTTCTACGGCCTTCTCGTACGACATCCCCTTTGGTTCAGTCATAGGTTCCTTCTCCCTACTACTTCATCGGCAAGTGCCGACAGGTACAGGTTAGCCCATCAGACAGACGAACGCAACCGCGACGCGCCAGACGCAACGCAGCCGGTCAGTCAGTCTGGGGTGTGGGGTATGGGGTGTGGGGTATGGGGGCGGTATAAACCCGCAGTAATAGGCCGCCTGAAATGTTGCCCGTGTAAAGCTGTACAAAGAGAGAGGCCGCCACCCCCGCACAGATGGGAGCGACGGCCTCGGAGCCGAACCGGAGAGGCCTAGCGGTAGTCGCTCGGCATCACCGGATTGTGGAGTGAGTCAATCCACACCGCGCCAATAAGCGGCGTATCCAAGAGCGTAGACTCAATGGCCTCAAAGACCTCGGCAGCGATAGGCGACGACTCGCCACCGGTAGCGTCTACGAAGTTAGCGAACGCGACCGGATCGCCGGAGAAGATCGCCGCCTGAGCGATAGTGATGGTCTTCCACGAATCAGCCTCGTAGTATGACCAGAACGAGCCGCCGGTCTCGTCGTCAGCCCAGCCAATCAGCACCGCAAGAGCGGTGCCGTAGGTTGGCACATAAGCGATGAGGTCGTCGCCGTCGCCGTAGCGAACATAGGCGCGATAGGCCGCGTCAGCCGGTAGCGTCTGGCGGCAAGCAGGGCAGACACCCTGCGACTGGTTGCCGAGGTACTTCTGAACCCACTTCGTCGCCGGAGTGGTCTGGTCAGTTGCGTTGCTCATCTGTTCCTTCCTTCCTGTGCCTGTGCCGTTGCCAAGTGGCAACAGGTACAAGGTAAGGCCTACCGCGCCAGAAGTCAAACGCCGTTGCGGAGAGCGCAACCGGTAGCGGGTGAGATGTCGCTCGTGGGGTGTGGGGTGCGGGGTCGCCGGTACAGGTACGGCCTGAATAATGAACTGATAACAACACAAAAAAAAGAGGCCGCCCCCGGCACAGATCGGGGACGGCCTCGTAGATAACCGGAGCGACGACTACATCGGGAACCCGCCGAACTCTAACGCCTTGATGATGGCGGCGAGTTCGTCCTCGGTGAAACCGCGCAGCTCGTCGTCGTGAACGAGTGAGCACGTACCGACAAGTCCATCACCGAACAGGTACGCCGGCGCGGACTTAGTAGCGAGAGCCAGAACATCAGACGCGGTGAGGTTCACGGCCGGCTCAGACTTGAGCAGTCCCTCCTCGTCGGCAATGAGCGCAACCGGCACGCCGCCGATCTTGCCGGAGCCGACTACCTCGACCATCTCGCACTCAGTCGCAGCGTAGAGGCCGGCGAGTCCCTGACCACGAGCGACGACGGACACCTTGCCCGGAGCAATCCTGAGAACCTGTGAGTCGTTCATTGTTTCCTTCCTTTCCTGTGCTTCATCGGGAAGTCCCGACACAGAGAGAATACATTACCCACGCCGGAAGTCAACACCCCCCCCCTAAGGCCGGCCTGTCCAAGTCGAGCGTGTAGCTGGGGGCGTGGGGGGTTGGGGGGTCTGGTACAGGTACGGCCTGATAAATGACCCAAAGAAAAACCCCCTCACAGATGCCCGTCTGCGAGGGGGTGTTAGACCGGCGGAAAGGATCGCCGGCGTATTATTCGGGGCGCACGAAACGGCCTTCCTCTCCGTTCTCCATCAAGACGAAGTCGGCAAGATGACGCGCGATAGCCTCAGCGTCATCATCACGACCAAGCACCGGATAGCCGGCGGTACAACCCTGCGAGTAGTGGTAGCCGTCAAGGTCAAGCTTCCACAGCGTTCCGCCAAAGTTCACGCCGTCCTCGCTCATCAGCGCGACCCACGACTCGGAGTCAAGGTCAATGCGAAGGTATCCGGCCTCGTCCATCTCGTAAGCCTCAGTTCCGGTAAGTGCCATTTGTCCTCTCCTCTCTCAACCTGCCGGCGCGCACATCGCGTCGGTACAAGGCCAGCCTAGCAGAACCGCGACCAATGCCGCAAGTGCCGCAAGATACAATGCGCGACGGAGCAGCTGCTCGCGTCGCTGCTGCCGAACCCACGCCTCAGTTTCGCGCAGGTATTCGGCCTTCGTAATCAAACTACGCATTATCGTTCTCCTCATCAAGCGGATACCCTGCCGACTCCAAGAGGTAGACCGCGCACTCCGCAATCGCGCTCTTATAGTCGCCGAAGGTAGCGCGCTCTCCGGGGTAGAAGTCGTCAAACGCAATGTCGGGCAGGTCATCAGCCGAGAGGCCAACCTTCACCTCAACCTTGCGCGATACGGCCTCAATGAACTTCTCAAAGGGAAGCTCAATCATCTCGTTCACATCACGGCTCATCAGATACTCCTTCCTTCCATACCGGCAAGTGCCGGCTACGCCAGACTACACCCGACGCTAGGCCTGAGTCAAGGCCTCAGTTGGGTCAAACACATCAGGCCGGCCTTCTGCCACCCAAGCGTCAAGCTCCGTGCGCCACTTGTACGGCCGCTCAATGAGGTCAAGCAACAAGTCGCATCGGTCATTGGTCTCCGCATACTCCGCATACCCGCCGTGAACCATTGCGCGAGCAAACGCCAACACATCAGATTCGTCGTAAGGCCAATCAAATCGCCCCATTATCTCGTCCTTCCTGTACGCCAATCTCCTCTAAGGCCGATACCTGAGCGTCAGCAAAGCACTCCGCACAGATACGCGATTCGTACTGCCGGTCGTCCTCTACTTCACTCCCGCACCAAGAACAAGCGTTCCTACTCACCCGATACTCCTTCCTTATGAGCCGCATACTCATCGGCTACCCTACGAGCATACTGCTTGGCTTCCTCAAAGTCAATCAGCACTTCGCCGTCCTCGTTCTCCCCCCAGACGACCTCGAACCACGGATTATGCGCCCACTCAATCAGGCCGCTCTCCTCGGCAGCGGCGAGCTTCTCGTCGGTATCAAGCCCCTTCTCGTCAAGGTCGCTCGTGTACCGGAGAATACTGGTTTCACCAGACGGCTCTCGGTAGACAACGCGCATCTCTCCGGCTCGGTACACAACGACTTCCTTGTCGGCGGTGAACCATACTGGGTCAGAATCGTGGTACTGCGTAAAGAAGGCCGCGTCGTTCCTGCTCATTAGTTCCACCCAACTTCCTGCCACGCGACAAAGCACTCGTCGCACAAATCCACCGACTCCTCATAGGCGTTCTCATAGCCGTTCCACCCGTAGCTGAAAGGCCGCGCCTTCACTCCTGCGTGCGACCACTCAGGCCACCGGTTCGCGTTCTCGCAAGTGCGGAACTCATCAAGGCCGTTGTTGTTCTGGTGCGTACCATCGCCGCAATCAACGCAAGTACCACCAGACAACGGAACCTCACAACCGCAACGGCACGAGCAGGTACTCTCCTGCGGGTCGCCAACCGGAATCTCAAACAAGTCCATCTGTCCTCTCCTTCCACTACACCGGCAATCACCGGTACAACGAACACTACACCCAACGATTCCTGTCGTCAAGTATGAAGGGGAGCCGACCAGACACCACATCTGGCCGACCCCCCCAGCTTTCGCGCTACTGACGCTTATCCCCTTTCACAGAGGCAACCTTCGGCTCTCGCCTGATTGCTGATACCGGCCACCCTGATGGTTAGTCCAAATGCCCCGTATCTTTATCGTCGCGGGCAGTTCGTCTATCTGCCAACTATCCGGCCTCTACCCGGAACGGATTCATTATGTCCCGGAACCCCTGAGAGCCGTCGCTCCCAGAGATTCCGGTAGGTTGGTCGCTTCCACCGGTATTGGCCATAGCCCCGGCTTCCGCTTCCCAAGCTTCCTCTCCCGCATTTACAGCAGCGATTAGAGGCCATCACTCGCCTGAACCACTTCGCATTTTTTGGCTGCGTGCTTTGTTCCTAACACTCTCACCTAGTCGTCGCGTTCCTAGGATTGCTCCGACATACGAAGTTTCTCACACCGGTATCACCTCGTCAAGTAAGTTGCGGATAAGGTTTGTGTAAGGTATCTTAACTATTGGGGGTTTGGGGGTTGCGCCGGTATACGGCCTGGATAATGAATAAGTCGAGCTACAAAGAAAAACCCCCGGTGGGAGGACTCCACCGGGGGGATAGGACTCGTGGGGAGGAGGACACCCCCCTACGAGTCGTAGCTAGTTCAGGGTGCTGTCCTCAAACATACTCGGCTTCTGTGAGCGGATACTCGTGAACGCTCCGTTCGCTCCGACGACCAGATGGTCAAGGAACTGAACATCAAGCAGCGTGGCGGCCTTCGCCACATCAGCCGTAAGCCTAATGTCCTCATCAGACGGCTGATGGTCGCCCGAAGGGTGATTGTGAACCAACGCCAGACCGACCGCGCCCATCATCAGCGCAGAGCGGAGCAGTTCGCCAATCCGCACCGAAGTTCCGGTCGCCGTACCAGAGTAGATACGATGAATCCCAAGCAGGTTGTTGCGCCCACCGAACGACACGACGAACAAGGCCTCACTCATCTCCGCGTCAGCGAACTCGCGGAACAGAGCCGCAAGGTCGCGTGGACTCGTGATGACCGCCGACTTGTTGCTGCGTGAGGTGCGCTTCACCGAATACTCATAGGCGTTCCACATACCAGTTTCGGCAATGCTATTAGCCTTCCTCTTTGCCATAAGTCCTCCTAGTAATCCTTGACGAGAATCTTTTTGTCCTCGTTCTCTGGCAACTCTACCACCAATCCGTAGTAGTCGCAATACTGCTTGATGAGGTCGAGTGCGCGATGCCCACCAGACCACCCCAGATAGCACTCATCTGAGTCGGTATCGCGGTTCTGGTCGTGGTAAAAGAAATACACCGGATCGCTAATGTTGTCCGCATCAGCCATCAGACTAAGCTCCGCTGCGGTACAGGTATTACAGCACCACCGACCAATCTTTTCTGGCCCATACACATAAGCCTCGGTGTCGCGGAACATCGTCATCAGAAGGTCGTCTAACGAATCCCAGAAGTCAATGTACGGCCTCATCAGTAAGTCCCCTCTCCGCCGCAGCCACACTCGCCCTCGTAGCAGGTTGCCCCTTCCGAAAGCAGCATCGCGCAGCCATACTTCTCGGAGCGGTGTTCCTCGCACGGATCGCAGTACCACTGAACGATACCGGAAGCGTTGTTATCAGCCCAATAGCCGTTCTCTACGACCTGCTTACAGGTGTCGCATTGCGTTCCCATTGTCCTCTCCTCTCCTACTAGCTAGATAGCCGAACCCGGCTACGCCTAACACTAAACGATAAACGCAGCCGGGTCAAACCCTACTTCTTGGCGAGCATCCCCTCAATGCGCTCGGTCATCTTGCGCTCCTGATCCAGCAGGAACCACGGCTCCACAATCGCGGAGTGCGTATAGGTGCGCTGGCCTGAGAGCCGGAACATCTTGCCGCCAACGAACTCCCACTTCCAGAAGTCGCCGTCCTCGCCCTGCCACTCGTAGTCGCCATCCTCAATGAACGGCGCAGCAGCCGCGAAAAACACTTCTTCCTGACCAATCTTGTTCTCGTAGCAGGTGATCACGAGATCGCCATTGCTATCGTCAATGATCGTCTCAAAGCCGAGCGCAACGAATACGGCCTGTGTATCAGGGAGCGTTCGCAAGTCCTGTGGCATCCACGAGAACCACGAAGAAGTCCTTTCCCCGCCGCCGTATGATCCGCCACGCTTCGCGTTATCCGGAGCTTCTTGAAGCGCCATCATTGCCTCATACGCCTTGCCAAGATTTTCCGCCTTGATACGAAGGCTTCCGTTTCCTGAAATGTAGTATCCCATTGTCCTACTCCTTCCTACTTCCTCACGGCAAGTGCCGCAGAGCAATACTAATCTAGTGCGTTGTATCGGTCAAGTACGCGAATCCAATGGTCGGTGCGGGTGTGCCGGTCAATGAGCGTGTACTTGATGCCAAGCTCCCCAAGAGAGCGCACGAGCAATGATGCGTCAGCATCCTCCTCCAAGAACAGGCGGTCGTCCTTCTGGTACGAGTACGAACTGATAAGCCCCTGAATGCCGAGCATCTCTACAAGCTCGCGCTTCACCTCGAGCCATCCGTGCGATGGGTCGTGGTGATAAGTGATAACCAAGTCCTCCATAGAACCTCCTACCGGCTCGTAAGCCGCAATACATACACGGTCAGAAGCCCGACCAGCAACCAGAATAGCACGATCACAATACTTCGCAACCCTTCAGGTCGGAGCAGATGTGAAGGTATTCCTGCCAATGGCGAACTTCCTCAATCCACCCCTGAACCTCACCATCCTTGTCGATAAGAAACTGCGCTCCGTCGTATTCCTTCATAGCCTCAATCACCGCCGCGCGAATCTCAAGGTCATCCTTCTTGGCAAGAATCTCCCAAGCATCAAAGCACTCCCAATCACGGATGACCGTACCGGAGTTATCCCACAAGGCCTCATTGAGAAAGGCCACGCCAAGAAGCTCGTTGAGCTTGCGAAGGATACCCATACCGCCAATGTTCATCCGGTAATAGGCCGTGTTGCGCCAATAGTCCGGAGCTTCGTCGTTGTCGCCAAAAATCCACGGCGTTGCCTTCTTAGCAAACGCTAGCGACTTCTCCCTGTCCTCGCGCATAGAGTAAATGTCGTAGCCCATACTTCCTCCTACAACTTCCTACCGGAAAGCTCCGGCAGAGCGAGCATACACCCTCCCTACCGGAGTCGTCAAGCACCTACGCGCGCACCTTGCTGGCCTCGTACCGAGTGGACATCGCAAGCTTCTGTTCGTCTGACCAAGGCGGAACCTGATAGTCAAGCGGTTTGCGTGATTCCTCGTACGCCCAGTCAATCCATCCTGAAAGCTCCACGAGATCGCGGTTCTCCCTGATGTATCGACGGATGCGCTTGCTGTATGCCGTATGACGCTCTAATGCCTTGCGGAACCGGACATACGCCCGGTAATCGTCCTCGGTATACAGCTGATCACTCACTTCACTGACCTCCGTACCGGCTGAACTCCGGCCCGACGAAGCACGGTGTTGATGTATTGCGCGCTGACATCGTAGCTCTTGCCGATGAGCACAAGACGCTCACCGGCGCGATACCGGGTGACGACATCCTGTACGGCATCAGTAGTGAACTTCGTGCGCTTGCTCGTCGAAAGGCCAGCCGTAAAGAGTGCGTTCCTGATCGTGCTAGTCGAGCAGTTGAACTTCTTTGTGGCCTCAGTAAGTGTTGGCGAGTGTTCGCGGTAATACGACACGATCTCGTCGTAGTCATACTTGCGAAGCCGCGTGCTATTCAGAATCGGCGGACGATTGACGCCCATCTTTGCGACGATCTGCTGAACCCGCTGTCGGGTGATGCCGTACTTTTCCGCGACGGACTGGAGTGTCATGCCACTAAGGTAATCAGTGGCAATGAGATTATTTCGTTCCATTGCTCTCTCCTGTGAACAATACTGGGAGACGCCCAGCTCGTACGATAACTCTACTGACAGATGTACCATGTCAATCGGTAGAACCTATCGCTATTTCCTCTTGGGGTGCGGGGTTAGACAATCCGGGAATGACATACTTTGTCGTGTATAAGCCCGGAAAACCTGATACTTGGCACATCACCTCGAGTGCCGGGTTCTACGACGTTGCCACTACGCCAACCGAGGCCCTACAAATGATTAGCTCTGACGCTGAGAAACAGCAACCCGGCAACGACGACATTGAGTTTGCCGTCCGGTGGATCAACACCCCAGATGGATTCCTGGCTCCTGGGGAGGATGATCTTTCGGTGGATCTTCCGGCGGAGTCTTCTCTCCCAAACTAGTGAGTTTTAGAATCCATCCTATGAATGCTATGGCGTAGAGCGTTTCGATCACGCCAAGATACCCTCTTGATCCGCACTCTGGCGAAGGTGGTCCATGTATTCCTTCGCTGGCTCGTCGTACGAAAAGATGCTGACGTTTGCGCCGCGCATCCCCTCAATCCACCCAACAACAACCTGTCCGTGTCGCTCATGGCTGACGAACGGCTCGCCCTGAAGGGCGATGTACAGGGTGTCATCCGCAAGGTTATCCGAAGCTCCGGCAAGAGCCTCATACAAGGCCGTCCTACCGAACACCCCATCCACCTGCGGGTAGATGTCGGAGTAGACAAACTCCTCGCCTGCTCCAACAATCTCGTCAATGGTGTTGCCGTCAATGTACGCGCTGTATACCGGCTTCATACTCAACCTCCTACTACGCCGCCAAAGTTCTCATCGCAGAACGACTCGAAGGCGGTCATTGGAATCGTATCATAGTCGCGCTCGTAGCTACGCGAGCCATCCTCCTCCTTGTACCACGCCTCGTCTGGGAGAGAGTCGTGCTCGCTGCTGTATTCCTGCCGTGAGATTTCGTTGCCCGAGTGATACATCACCTCACCCGCAAAGCCCATACCCGCCTCACAATAGCGATGCGAAATGGTCAGCGTCGGGAACAGCCCAGAGAGCTCGTGAGCCACAGGCTCCGCAGGACTCCACGCCGTCTCAAAGTTATACGAGGTGCGACCATCAGTAGCAAGGTCGTCGGCGCGGTCGTTCCACACCTCACCGCAGTTCCACTTCGTCCCCCAGTTGGCAACATTCCAGTTGTACCACCAGTCGGGGTGCGACGAAATCTCGCCGAGCTTGTGCGTCGGGCAGACCGATGAACCGCCGAATCCGGCAGCAACAAAGTCCTTGATCGTGCCGTTGTCGAGCACTTCCTTCTCAATGAGTAAGCCGTTCACTTCCCAATGGCCTTCAGCCTTCTCGAAGCCGTCCTCGCCCCACTCGCCGACCTGCGGCTTCGTCTCAACCCAAACCTTCTGACAGCCGCACTGGAAGTCATTCTGCGTCTCTGCCGCAGCATAGATAGGGCTATCCGGTGGCGGCACAATCTTGGCAAAGTCGAAGTCGCCGTTCTCTCCCTTTACTAACGCAATGAGCCGGACGATCTCTGCCTCATCGCCCGTGATGTCCAGTTGATTTACGCACCAGTTTGGCATACTTTCTCCTACACTTCCTTACTCCAAGTGGAGTGGTACTACCTTATCGTCTATGTGCTTGCGTGTCAAGCGTGCCGGTGGGCCTCTACAAAATCGCAGCCTGGCAAGAAGCACCACCCCTCATCACGAGCTTGCTTGTCCGACATAAATGGCGGATGGAATTCACACTCACACGGAGCGCAGTCCAAGCAGTAGACGAGATAGCCGTCTGGCACACTTCCCTCATACAGCTCGAAGTCAAGCACATCGAAGCGCGTGTACGGCATACCATTCCAAGTGCCGATGACCTTCTCGTCGGCGTAGAACACCATGTCTCCGCACGCAATACACTTATCCATCTGGCCGCTCATGATGCCACCTGCGCGTAGCGAATCATCGCGTCGGCTTCGGCATCTGCCTGATCGTAGCCAATGATGCCGCCCAACGACTCAACAATCTCCCAAGTGTTCTCGTGCGAATCAACGCCGCAGCTCACTGACTTCTCCAAGATGACGCAATAGACTTCACCGCGAAGCACGGAGTCTACGACGCTAATCTCGGACTCGGCCTTCGCCGCAAGCTCCTCCTCGGTATACGAATCACCGAGCCAGAACTTCGCCTGATCCTTCTCAATCACATAGAAGCCAATCTGCGCGGAGTCCCACTTATCGGTGAACGGCGTAAGGCTGATGCTCATGCCGGAGTGCGAGAAGCCGTAGACCTTGTGAACATACACCGCATCTGCCGGTGGCGTGAAGGTGGCGACATTTTCGTCATCCACCGAAAGCTTGACATCCCACGGGAAGCCGTAGTTCGCGGCCTTCTCGCCGGTATAGAACTGACCTGCGCGGTCGCCAAGGACATCGTAGCCGTCGGCTGTGTCCTGCTCAATCCTCGTCCTGTACTTATCCATACTGCCTCCTACAACAATACGGCAACTGCCGTGCTAACGATACTAATGTGTCGGTATTGTCCTGTCAACTACCTATCGGCGACCTGAAAGATGAGACGACCGCCACCATTCATCTCGTCGTCCGCCGAGACAATCACCTCGAACTTGTCGCCGTGAATGTCCTCAATAATAAAAACCGGGAATGGTGGGAAATAATCGTCGCCTTCCTCAACCCGGCCACCAATAATCCGCGCGCCGCGCAGCGGCTCAAGCATCTCACTGATGATGTAATGAACTTCCCGATCCTCTGGCAGAAGCTTCTCGCGCTCCTTCACCAGTGCGTCATGATCGACTGCCATAATTTCCTCCTACTGCTGTGCTACCGGCACAACGATCTCGTCCTCGGGTGAGAACTGATCGACCGGAGCGAGTTCTGCGGTATACACTACCTCGACGCCATACGGCGTGTCAAGTAGGGTAGGCCAATCCCAGTTTGCCGGATGATCTGCGCGCTCGTCCACTTCGATAGACAAGCTCACCAAGTATGTTCGCGCCATAACTTCCTCCTACACTACACGGCAACTGCCGTACTACTGAGTATCTTCTTCTGGTGTCATCCTGTCAAGTACAAAGGCAAACCGAAAGGGCGTCTTGCTCCTGGGCTTGTGGGCGGCCTTACACTCCTCGCATACCCACGCGCCGTTCGGGTCTGGTACAAGTGTGTGCCTGATGTTATTCGGGCAGGTTGGCCACTTGCCTGACTCCCACGAGCTAGTTCGTTTCCGGCTCATCGCCTAACTCCTCCAAGATTGAATCGATCATCCGGTCGCCGGCCTCCTGCGCTTCGGCGGCAATCTCCTGATACGAGCTGTCGATGAAGTGCTCACACTCCTCGGCTGACCAGTGTGGACGCCGACGCTGGATGTCATCTGCCGTCCACTTGACCGTAATCGAAATAATCTGAAAGTTCTCCCGGATCTCCTGTTCGCTCATCTCACTCATTCACAACCACCAGACGGCAGTTGTCGAAGCCACGGGAGCACATCCCCGGCTCGTGCTTGTACGGCTCGCTAATAGCTGCCCCACAAGAAAGGCACCACTCCCCGCAGGGGCAGAAGTCATCTGACGCAAAGATGGGGAACGGGGGATTACCCTCCGAATCCACGGCCGATGAATCAAGCTCCTCCCCAAACCGGGACTGAGCACACGGAACGCAGTGAACGGCTGCATCGTACTGATACGCCTGAACTGCCCACGCCTTCATTAGAAGAACGCTCCGCAGACGATAAAGAAGATGACCCAAAACCACACGCTATTCATACACCCTCCTAACTACTGCGCCAACTCGCACACAATACAAAAAATCAACCAAAACAGCACAAACTCCAAGCACCCTCCTATGGCTGCTGAATCGTAGATTCGCAGTATACCAGACCATACGATTCGGGGTCGTGGCCAATGCGGGTCTCAAGCTTCAGGGCCGGCATCTCTACCTTCCTAATGCTCTCGCCACAGTCATGGCACCTGATCTCGGTAATGTCTGGGTAGCTATACTCCTCCGGGTTTGACTGAACGGCAATCTGCGCTCGCTCACCTTCGCCGATGATAGAGCAGACAACCTCGAGCAGTCCATAGAAGTAGATGCCATCCCACCATTCATTCGACGCCCGGGACTTCCCGGAGCACCCCTTATGGAGATAGGTCTTAAACGTGCTCATGAGGCCTTCTCAAGCTTGTGCGCCTTATCGGTCGCGTCCATACCGACACCGGTAAGCCGCTGCACCTCGGGGCCATCGCCTTCTGCCTGATAGATCCTGAGCGCATCCCCATAGGCAATACACGCATCAAGGTAGCTCCGCATCGCCTCTGGATTCTGGGTCTGCTGTGCCTGCATAAACGCATAGGCACCCCGAGCTGCTAAGAACCCTGTGAGCATTCCGTTCTCGTACTTTTGGCCTGTCGCCATACCGGTACCTCCTACTACACACCCCAAATAGGGCAGTACCACCATAGGGGATAGAGAGCCAGCCGTCAAACCCAGCGATGGTTAAGGTTTCTTTATCTTGGCTAAGGACGCTCTGCCTGGGGTGCGGGGTGCCGGATAGTAAAGATTCCTGAATAACTTCTGAATAATTCCTGAATAACCCTGGAATAACCCCGGAATAACTGGAGCTGGTGGAATAACTTGTGCGGAAAATGGCTGGAATAACCTTAGATATGGTAGTTGTGAAGAGGGGCATAAACGGCCTGGAATAACAGCCCACCGTGGCAACCACCCAAATCCACCAGCCAAATATCATCTTCCTGTTCCAGACACCAAACCACCACCCACACGCCACAACCTCAAACAAACGACCAACCCAGGGAATAACTGGTCATAGCGCAGACAGGAGAACACAGTCCCCAGTACAGGAAGAGTCAGCCATGAATGAAGGCGTTCTTCCCTACTACGTTCTCTTAGTCGTTCTCTATCCCTATGGAGCTTGTACGGCGCCTGCCTCACGGCACCGTGACCCTCGCCTCACGGCTCAACCGCCTTCGGCGTTTTCGGGCCGAGCCCGAGGCTCACTGGCGTAGAAGTCCTCAGTGCCAAAATGTAATAACCGCATGGTAAAGTAATCGACCGGAGGGAGACAAACAGCGCTGACCTGAAATTTGACAGACAAATATCAGGCCTGCTAGGCTCCTCTTGGCACCACCGGGGAACACCTATCAACCGGGAAAAGAAGAGTAAGCGAAAGCTTCAGTGAATCCTTCTGCTTTCGGAAGTAAGGCGGTTCGCCATAACCCGGTGGTGTCATCTATGCCGGTTGAGGAGGGACTCCTACCCCGCCTCCCGGCACCATAGTAGGAGGTTAAAATGAAAACACGAAACCTTAGGAAGCAGGCACGCAAGGCCGCCAAGATGCGCGGCCACCAGCTTGGAAAGTTCACCCACCTCATCGGCACCGGGTGGAACGCGCATAGCACCGCGATCTGCACCAAGTGCGGCGTCGATGTTGCCGTCTATCCCGACCCTGCCCCAAACGGCATTGACATTGCTGGTGAGGCCGTAGCCCTAGGCTGCCGCTAATGGAGCCGATAATCATCCGCAAGGAAGAAGCCCCAACGACGGATCTAAAGTGCCGAGACTGCGACGACAAAGCTCGTGCCGTTTGGCTTGATGGCGGCGGTGCGGTGCCACTATGCGATCCGTGCGTAGAGGCGCGACGAAAGGTATACCGCCGCAAGTATGCCGTGATGCCCGGATGAGCGCGCCTATTGAGCCCTATATCATGTGGCGGCCTAGCCTGAAGTACTATGCGTGTAACGAGTGCCGAGGAAACTCCGTTGGGTATTACATCAATGAACATCGATGGTGGAGCCGACTCTGCAAGGAGTGCATGCAAAAAGCCAAGGATAAGTATGAAACTCAGACCGGCAAGAAAGTAGGGGAAAGTCGGAAGGCATCCCTAGAGGGGTTATAAGTATGGCTTTAAAGATTGCCGCTTTTCTTGGGCTCTGGTTTGGAGTCACCGCAGCTATCCTGATCAACACCCCTGCCAAAGGAACGGATTCCTCTCGGTTTTCTGACCAGTTGGTAGCCCTGCATGAAGAAGTATTTTATTGGCACGAGAGTATGTACATTGGCGGAGCCGGAGCCGAGTGGAAGCCTGATTGGGACTGGTACATGGACTTGCAGGGGAAGATTGAAAGGTTCCAGGCGGAACTCGACCGTGCCCCCAATAGCTCGTGTGCAAACGAAGCTCGTGCTATCGTCATCTTGCACTGGCCATGGCTTGCCACAAGTCCTGCTGACATTGCCGGGGTTGAGCTCCGATGGAAGGAATCTATCGACAAACTGCCGTTATTGTGTGGAGAGTTTTAAGGAGGCACGAGCATGACGAAGAAGAAGGTGATTACCGCCGACGACGTGCGAGAGATGAAGGCCATGCTTGACATGGTGAACTTGTCGTCTCTTGATAAACCATACGGGGAAGATAACGAAGCAACGCTAGGAGATCTAGTCGAGTCCCCGGGGCCATCCCCAGAGGAGCTTAGTCTCACGTCTGATATGGTGCGCCTCATTCACGAGATGCTTGAAAGCCTTCCCGACCGGGATCGAGACATCCTTTGTATGCGCTACGGGATCGGCCTGAATCGCCCAATGACGATGGAGGAGGTAGGCCAAAAGTACAACCTGAGCCGTGAGCGCGTCCGCCAGATTGAAAATGCCGCGCTGACAACGCTCCGGCACCCGAGCAGGATGCGAAAAATGCGTGCATATTCGGTGGCAGGATGAAAGCAAATCGACTTGAGGGAGCCCCAACCCCGGATGAAGTACTCGTTGCGATGCGTGAATACATGGACACTTGGAACCGAGCTCCGACGTTCCGCGAGATGACCGAGATCCTTAATTGCGGTCGAAGCACTGTACAACGCGCCGTCAATAAGCTTGAACAGGACGGGTGGATTATGCGTCGTCCGTACGGCACGCGCAGTTGGAAGATTAAGCGCATCCGATAATGAAGAAGCCGAAAAGCGCTAAGTCATGAGGATTCGACTTCGCCCGGCGTACTCAGATGCCGCCTTAGCCAAGCTTTATCAGGTGCCGCACCAGCACGCCAAGTTCCCGGATCACATCCTTAGGGTAAAGATGACCATTGCGCTGGCTTCGTATTTTCCCAACGTTAAGACCATTGCCGACCTGTCTGCTGGAGACGCGACGATCATCAACGCTATCCACGCGGAAAAACGGTACATTGGGGACTTTGCCCCGGCCTATGAATTTGTAGGGCCGATTGAAAAAACCATTCACGAAATCCCTAATGTCGATCTCTTCATTTGCTCAGAGACCGTTGAGCATTTAGACAACCCAGACGAGGTCTTGGCAATGATTAGCAAGAAAGCAAAGCACCTGATTCTTTCTACCCCGGTTGGGGAGATGAACGATCAGAACCCAGAGCATTACTGGGGCTGGGACCACGAGGGCGTGCGCGAGATGCTTTTGGCCTCTGGGTTTGCCCCCAAAGCGTTTGCCAACTTCAGGATAATGGGTATAGGCTACATGTATCAAGCCTGGGCGTGTGACTCAAAACAAAGGATTTGACAGCCTAATACCCCATACCTTAGAATGCAGAAAGCGGGGATGTCCCGCCTAGTAGTAGGAGGTAATAAATGAATTGCAAGTATTGCGATCCGGCAACAAGCACGGAGATTAAGGTAACCCTCGGCGAGGGCACGATGGGCGTGTATCCCGCACGAATCCGCACCGACTATCGTTGGAACGGCTGGCTCTGTCCGGCATTCGATTTCCAGACCGCCCTGCGCGTTGCGGCGGATACCCACCTGCTTGCAGCCGAGCACAACGACAAGGGCGACGCGGTAGAGTTCGCCTCCTATAACGCCAGGGATGATGTGTTTATCATGAGCGGCGGTGGCCGCTCGTTCGAAGATGATCTTGTGGAAATTTCCGCAACCCCGTGCTGTGGGCGCTATGATATTGGTTCAATGAACTGGACATGGGTCGAAGATATGCCAGAGCTTGGCGACGATCCGCAGTTCACGGCAACGCTGCCGCTTGAAGGATAAAGAAGGAGTAATGATGGTCAAGAAGAAGTCAGAAGTTGAGTACATTGAGGTCGTTCGGTACGACGAAGAAGTGGGAGATGAGTATCTTGCCAAGGTTCCAAAGATTTCTCTGGATGCGTGCCAGCTGTGCGCGTGTGCCGGATGCCTGTCAGACAAGTGCTGCGAGCATCTTGAATACTGGAACAGTACAAACGGCAAGCCTGCGCGCTACCAGATTGATGACTTGCGCAACGAGATTGAGCAACGCAATAAGATCATCAAGGCGCTTGAGCAGCGTTTACAAGCCATTGGGCAGTCGTGCACAGTATTCCTGCGGCGAGATCATGTCGGTGTACTGCCGGAAGACAAGGCATTTATCGAAGTGCTTGGAGCCGCTGCGTCAATGGGGGTTGCCCATTGGGATCGCCTGATCGCCAACGACGATTATTTGTGCAAGGCATGCAAGTGCAATCTCTGCTGCGAGCGCATGATGGTCGAGCTCAAAAATAAGCGGAGCATTGGAGACTTTGCAAAAGTCCCGGAGTGCTGCGGCCACAAGGTCAGCAGCTGGGCAGATCTGCCGTTTTAGGCGGGAAGGATAACCATGTGCAACGAATACAACGGTTGGGTTAATTGGGAAACTTGGAACATGGCGCTCTGGATTGGCGAAAGCGATGACGAAAGCATTTTGAGTCAAGCAAACCGAGAGATTGAAGATTTTACTGGAGAAACGGAAATGGACATCACCGGAGCTACCTGCTCGCTGGCAGAATGGCTACAGACATATTGCGAAGAAGTGTATCTTGGTCATCTAAACCAGGATGACTTGCGCGGTCCGGCCGCTGATGCCATCTACAGCAGCTACCTTCCTAAGGTAGAATGGCATGATATTGCTAAACATTACATTCAGGAGGCCTTAAATGAAGCTTGAGTTTGCGCAGGATCTTGTGATTATTGGTGGTGGAGCGTTGTTGATGTGGGCCGGAGTCATTGCCAAAGACCCTATTAACATCGTGCTCTCTGGGGCGTTCCTGCTCTTTGGGCTTGCCACCTTGTACGTAGACGTTCGGCGGAATATCCGGTGATCGGAGAAGACATTCGCTGGTCCCTCGAGCAGGCATGGAGCAGGTATCGCCTCGGGTTGCTAAGCCCTAGTAGTGCTTTATGGTTTTCGTCAAACGCTCCGTGCGAATGCGGAAATTCAGATGGGTTTAGTTGTTTTAACTCCGAGCATCACGAATGGCGAAGGGTTATGAGCTTGGCCTTCGTGGAAGAGCCGCACCCTGTTGAGCCCCCGGTATTCGATGCGTGCGATGTGTGCGCGTGCGTTGGATGCTCTGCGGGGAATTGCTGTGAGCATGAGGGAATTTGATATGTGGAATACGTTGGAGTATATTTCCGAACTGCCACCGGAGGCGTTCCGGACCGTAGAATTCAATGGGGACCGTATCGTCTTGCATCAGGTTGGAAGCAAGTGCATCGGCGAGGTTGCGGTGACACATGAACCGTATTGTCGGCTGAACGTTGAACTCGATGTACAACCGCCGCGTGGCTGGTTCTGGCTCAAGCATTGGAGCGAAAATGAGCCGCTTGTTCAGGCCCTCCTTGATCAGGGCATCCTTGAGCTTCATGAAAGCGCAATGGAGCCCACCGGGTACGTAGTTTGCCGGGCGGCCAAGCTGAAGCCAAAGACATTCACGGCGGAAATCCATGGCGCATAGCGGCCATATTGACGGGCATATTCACGTTGACTGCGAAGACAGCGCCCAAGCGACGCAATATTCTGCTTGCGAATGCTGCAACGGGTTCCTTGACGAGGTTAAATCTAATGTGTATGAGCTGCAGCAATCCGCCCGAGAGCAGGGTCTTTGCCCCGGGTGTGGCAGCGACTGGTGCGCCGGAGGGTGCGATGAGGACTGATAGGGTGTATGATTTGATTATCACCGCATTGGTCGGTGGGTTAATCTGGTTGCTGGCCAGCGCGGTCGGCGTATTGTAGAAGGAGTAATCATGGGTACTATTTTCTTTGGAATTGCGTTCTTGGCCATCTTGGTCACCGGGATCAGCGAGTATCGCCGGCATCTTCGTGTCATTAATGCCACTCGTTATGCAAAGACCGGGAAGAAGAAGTGAGCTATAGCTACACAAAGAAGGATATTCAGGACGGTATCGACGCACTAAACCGGCGCTGCGGATTTGAGCCCGGGTCTAAGCTGTGGAGCACCGTCGACGGAAAACAAGTTTCACAGGTTGGTTATTATCACTCCTGGAATAACGGTAGCGGCTTGCAACTTGTCCAGACCGTCAATGCGCAGGGCGGCCATCGAACTGTCCTTAAGCTGATTGCGAAAAATAAGCGAGAGCTTTATAATTTGATCTGGGCGTACATTGCCGGCCTTGATGATGGAAAGGGTACACATGTCTGAAGAATACACGCTAGAGGTTATTGAGGCCCGAGAGCTACTCGCCGAAGAAAATGGCGAAGAGAAGCCCGCGCGGTGCCAATTTTGCGATCCGGAAAGCAGCCATGAAGCCATGCTCACGTTGCATGGAATGGATTGGGTTCCAACGTATGGGAGATACTTGAAAAATTTTGGAAGTGATGAATGGCTAACTTGCGCATTTCCGGCATTTGAAGTCCGCACCATGAAGGCATTCCTTGATGAGCGCATCCAAAGGGATTGGCCAAACTCAACTATTGTTATCCTTGATGAGGTAGATGATTCGATTTATGTCGTTGAATCCGGGGTAAAAGACCCTAACGAAGCTGTTGAGCGCATTTACCCAACTGAATGCTGCAGTCTATACTGGATTGGAAAGCCGTCGTGGCCTTGGACTATTGTTCCCCCGGTATCGGAAGAAGAAGACCCAGACCATCCAAATGCCTAGGATGTCATATGGTCGCCCAATAAATCCGCTTGGTGTGTGCAATCATTGCGCAAGAGTTGGACGTGTCTGGGAGTATGGGGCGGACGAACCTGGTCAGCAAAAAAATATCTGCCACGAGTGCATTGGCGCCGTGATTGAGCAGCCAAGTCCGCCAAAGAAAGACCGCAAGAGACGGTCTGGGGATTTGGGCGACCGGTCAGTCGATTAGCCCAAGGCTGATTGATTGCTTTTGCACCGTCTTATAAAACTTTGATGCGTGCCTAAGAGCTCGTTTAGCAACGCCAATTGGCATGTATTCAGTGGCAAGCTTAATGTATGTCTCTGCCCACTTTTTTGTGTGGTTCTCTTTTGTAATAATGTGCGCAAGCTCGTGTACGGCCGTATCGACGTCGTTGGCACATAGAGTTACCTCGCCAAAATCCGTTTCAGCCTCACCCATGGGGTGATGGTCGCCGTAGCTTGATCGACTTTTGGGTGGGTTGTGATAGTGCAGCCGGACAACCGTTAGGTTGATTTTTCGGGACTCTGCAATGGCCGCAACGACGGTCAACGACTTTCGCCAGCGAGTAAGATCACGCTTGGGCATCTGGACGGGGATAACCAGCTCAAAAGGGAGATCTTCGTACCACGCCACCTCATCGGCCCTTCTTTCGCTTTGAACCGCAGGTTGGGCATACATCGCCATCTTCGCCTTCGGTGTTATTGAGTTTGGCCAAGAGCTTCTGAATATCGTCCTGATCGAATGCCGTGTCGAGAAGGTAGTTCCCAGCATCTGCTTCCTGGAGCAGCGCAAGCAGGGTATCATCGTTCCAGCTTGCCAGTTCTGCTGTCTTATTGTCCGCAAGAAGAATTGCCTTTGCCCGCTCATCGTCGCAGTCCGCCCAGAAGACCGGGACCTCTTTGATGCCGCAAATCCGAGCGGCCTGTACGCGATGATTCCCAGCAAGGATGTAACCGGTCGATTTCTGAGCCACGACCGCGCCAAACCACCCGTTCTTCTTGATGCTTGTAACAATCGCGCCAATATCCCCTTCACGAGGATTATCCGGGTGAAGGATGAGATCGTCGATATTTTCTGTGCTGACTTCTGGCATGGTTCCCCCCTGATATGATATGCTCATGGTAGGCAATGGCCTTACTTGTGAGAATAGCCTATACTCGTCTTGGAAACAAGCGCCGGCAATGCTGGCGAGGAGGTAGTTAAATGTCTAGTAGACACGTGTCTAGCTCGCTGCTACCGTACCCGGAGGAGGCTCGCATGAAGCTACTGGCACGCAGAGCTCACCGACGATTGTGGACAGTGCTCGTCGCGCTGGCCGTAGCGGGAGCACTCCTCGTCGCCCCCGCGCCTAGCGTGGAGACGGCTACTGCTCCGGGTGTCCAGTACTATGATTACCCGAAAACCCCCAATGTTGACGTAGCGTTTAACCGCGCCTATTGGGCCCCTGCTCAAAAAATGATTGGCTTTGGCACAACCTACGATGCCTATCGGCACGCAAGGTCCTGGTACGATAACCCCAAAACCTGGGTTTCTGTAGATCCCAATAACAAGCAGCTTACAAAGGCCAAGTGCCTGCAGAATCCAAGCTGGGACTGCTACTACCGCAACATGGGAAGCTGGAGCAAATTGGTTCGCCCATGGAATGGCCTTAAGTACGTTGGAAATATGTACGCTGCCATTGGCCCCGTTCTCCGAAAACGGATTGCCGAACAGATGCCCCTTTGGCATCAGATTCCCAGCAACAAGCTTTTGATCACGTCCCTAGTGACCCACAAGTCGGTTGAGGTGTGGATTGTTGACTTCTGTGACTGCCGCCAGAGCCACCCAAGTGGACCTGCGTCAGCGTGGTCTCTGGTAGACTTGTCACCGCAGGTGTGGGCAGCTTTGGGGGCCTATAAAAACGGCCACAGCGGCTCTAATATTAAAGGATGGAAAAACACAATTGAAGTACGGTTTTTGCCGTAAGGAGGAGTAATGGGCCCAGAACTTGTGTACTTGCTTTCACAGATCCGCGTTGGCCGAGAAAACGCAGTTACCTACAAAGAGCTTTCCAAGAAAACTATGTGGAACAGCCGGGCTATTCAAATGGCTGTTGAGGAGCTTAGGAATGTCTGGGAACAGCCGATCTGCTCCGCGTCCGATAGCCCTGCAGGAATTTATATTGCTACCAGTTCAGAGGAGCTGGATACGTGGGCAAACATGCAGCGGGAGCGCGCCCGGAGCCTTCTTCGCTCCTCATGGGCCATCCGAAAGATTGCCAAGAAGTGGAAGGTTCAGGAAGACCAGGCCAGAAGGGACAATGCAGTACCCGGAGAGGTAACCCTCGGCCTATAATCTGGTATAGTCTAACGGGGCCGCGTATACGCCAAAGGTCATCATGCCTGAGGGTAACGGCGGGTGAAACTCCCGCCCGGCTCCACCAAAGGAGAATTATGCCAACATACGACTATAAGTGCGAAAAGTGCGACATCACCCGGGAGACTGTTCGCAAGATGAGCGACGACTCTAAGGAGCTCTGCTTGGTATGCAATGGCGAGATGCGCGTTGTGTTTAACGCCCCAAAGATTACTTACAGAGGATCAGGTTGGGCATTCCAAGAAAAGATTCCCCAGGAAACGCACTTGGTTATTGGATCTGACTCAAAGAAGTCCTGAGCTGACGGGACATATCCCGAATTGCTTTTCCCGGAGTTTCGCCGCGTCCAACAATTGACGCAACATCTGGGAGTAAGTCGAGCGGCATAATTTCAGCAACCCAATGTGGTTCCTTGTCGTTGCTGTAATTCCACCAAAAAATCTGCATTGACGGAAGCTCAACCCTCTTGCCAACCGATTGCTCAAAATCTCGCCATGCGCATTGCATGCAATCGTCGGGATCAACCGGAAGGCCATAAGACTTCAATCCGTCTGGTGTTTGGATGAGTGCCGATAAGTGGAGACACTCTGTCTTTTCGCTTACCAGTTTTAGCTCTTTTGAATCCATCAAACTCCTACCCCGTATACCCTGCCCCCGTCGCCCGTCATCCCCGCCATCCCCCCCAGGTCTGGATTGCGCATCCTAGCACACCAAAATCCGAAGTGCCAACTGCTTTGTGGTTCTGCGCCGCGCCCCAATTTTAAGCACAAAATCGCCCCAATTTTCTAAACCAAAGTATTAACAACATACTCATACCCCGGAACCCTCGCCGCCCGGAGCCCTGAGTCCCCCCATCCCCCCCTCTCCTTAAAGGTTCTCCCCCCCTTCCCCCAAAAACAAGTTGGCACGTCAAAAGTTTTCGTGTATGATCCCGGCATGGCCAAAAATAAATTCCAAAAGCAGCAACCAGAGGCGAAGCCTGCCCCCCAGGGATCGCCAATTTCACTATTTTCGATCACACCCATCATTGACGGGAACGTAAATCATGGATACGTGCATTCACTTTTAGGGATTCAGCAGGCCTGCATGTCGGTCGGCATCCCATTTTCCTGGTCGTTTGTCATCGGCAACTCGATGCTGGTTGCAGCTCGAAACCGGTGTGTGGCCCAGTTCATGAGCAGTACAAAGGCGACGCATATGCTGTTCCTTGACGCAGATATTTCCGTGCGTTGGGAAGACGTTATGGTAGCTGTCGTTGCCGACAAAGATGTTGTTGCCCTTCCCTGCCTTAAACGGGCTATCGATTGGGACCGAAGCGTCGGCATGATGAGAAAACATCCAGAAGTTCCTGGACGCGCAATTGAATCGGTGATGGGCATGCCTAATTTTATTTTGGACAAAAATGCTCCCGGCCCAAGTAAAGAAGATGAAGAATTTGGGATTATGGAAGCAACGCATGCCGGAACCGGAGCGATGATTATTGCGCGCCGTACATTTGAGAAGTATCAGAAAGCTTACCCGGACCGCTGGTACATGGAGGATGTTGCCGGCGTGACGCATCGGACCGTTGAGTATTTCCGCTATGGGCGCAGAGACAATCATTTCATTGGGGAGGATTACACGTTCTGCGACGACGTACGAGCTATGGGCGGAAAGATTCACGTTAAGGTTGACGGGCGATCAACTCATGTTGGGCAAGTAAACCTGCGTTATGATTTGGCTGCGCTTAAAGCGCTTGCATCGGAGGCGTAATGGAAATTATCATCGCGTTTTCAATTGGTTTATTTTTGGGGATTGGAGTTGGCGGATCGTTAATGTCTGGAAAAATTGCAGACGCCAAGCACGAGGGATGGCAAAGCGGCATGAACGACTTTGCCCAATTGCTGTCGGTCATGAAGCAGGAACAAGAAAAGATTGACGCCGAAAAGGCCCCGGTATTTGGGAAAAAGGTAAACTGATGGCAGAAAAAAAATCTCCTAAAGTTTTTCTTGTCACGCCAACACTTGATGGAAAAGTGACTGCGGAATACGCGCTGGCAGCAACGCAGCTGCAGTCTGTGTTGTATTCTCACGGCATTAACTTTCAGCTGCATCTTAACATTGGAAATTCATTGCTCGCTTCGGCAAGAAACAAACTTGCTGACGATTTTTTGTCCAGCAATGCAGACTATCTTCTGATGGTTGACTCAGACATTGCATACCGAGCTCAAGATGTAGTTGCAGCGTTGCCACACCTCGACGACGCTATTGTTGCCTTCCCTTGTTCAAAAAAGTTTACAAACTGGGATCGAGTTGCAAAAACTGTGCGCAACAACCCAGACTTTCCTGCGCAGGCAATTTCGGCAATTATGGGTGATGCAAATTTTCACTTGGGGGAAAGCGATTACCTTCGACCAAACGAGCACGGTTTAGCAAAGGTAAAGTGGATTGGTACGGGCATCATGATGACGTCGCGCAAAGCTCTGGAAAAGATTATTGCTGCCGAACCAGAGAATAAAACAATGGCCCACAACAAAGTGATTTATGAATTTTTTAGATACGACATGGAGTGGGAGGAAAAAGACGGCGTGAAGTACAAGGGGTATTCCGGAGAGGATGTTTCGTTCTGCGTGATGGCCAGAAATGCCGGGGTAGAGGTCTACGCCAAGCTCGATGCGCTTACAACGCACTCAGGATTCATGACGTATCGATTTGACGCAACAGCAGTGGCTAAAATCAAAAAGATTCCCGATGACATCAAGAGGCTAGGGACGTAAGCCTAGATTCTTTTAACGGGTAGGCATACACCAACCAGTTTGATCTGATCTCTCGCCCCGGAAGATTCTCGTCCTCCACAACCGGCACGTAAGCCAAAACGTGTTCAAGCTTGGAAAATGACCGCAAAGTGCTGTGGGCGGTCTCTTTCGTGCAAGACACTACTTCATCAGGCTTGGGAATAAATCCAAGCTCAATTAGGCCACGAAGCGTGTGAGACGCCGGGTCGCCAAAGTCAAGGACAACCACGTATGGCTCAGGAAGGATGACAGTTGTGAACTCTTCTTCAGCCCGGATGCCCAGGTTGTGCAGGATAAACGAGACGCGCTGCTTGCTGATACCGAACATGCGACCGATTTCGTTTGCCGTGTAGCCATCGAGAAACAGCTCGCCGATTTCTTGGTTCCTTTGATGTTTGACATTAGGCACAGTCCGAGCACTCCTCTACGCTAGATTCATGGATTTCACAGATCATGAACAAGGTAGAGCAACTGGTGCATACAGTTTCGACAAGGCTAAACGAACACTCCTCTGTACAGCCTTGTGGCTGTTCCCAGTCCAAAAACTCCAGGGGATAATCGCTCATCATTTCACCGGGCAAGTCTTGTGGCGGTGAGAAAATCGCTTTGCTGACGCGCCACTGTTGGCAATGGAAACCTTCAGCACAGTAGAAATTTGATCAGAACGCATCGTTTGGCCGCATGCAGTGCACTTTCGCGCAGTCATAACCGGAGCTTTTTTCTCCTTGCTAACCGCAGTTTTTCCTTTAGGTGCCATGTTCCCTCCAATGTTGGCGGGGGGCCACCGTTGGCCCGGCAGCTCGTCCGTCGACGTGCCTTGGCCATCCAGCGTAACCCTCCGACGGGCTCTTTACCCCCCGCCTCAGCTGCGGTATAACGCCACAGCGCGCCGCGCCACGTTCGGAAGGTGGCGCAGCATTAAAGTATTAGATTGTTACCCGCAAGGTCAATCTCACACGAATCTACAAACTGTGTGGTATAGTCGTTTTATGGAAATGAATATTCCGCCAAGTCCGCGAGCTGCGGCAATCTGGTACCTTTGGTCTTCGTCCTTTGCGGTCTCCATTGTGTATGCTCCACGCTGGCCAGATGATGCCGTGCCATATGCGGTGCAGTTCCCAAAGAACTACGATACCGGCGATTTTGTCCGCCTGGACGAACGCGAGGCCCAATGGTTGATTGACCAGAAAGTGAAGGTTCAACATGACTAAAAGGAATCTGCTTATCGTGCCTACAAGAAACCGACCGGAGAAGGCCTTGGAGCTCCTGCAAGAATTCAACAACACAGCGGAAGACTCCGACATTATTTTTGGTCTTGACGATGACGATACCAGTAACTACGCACCTGAGGTTCGAGAGAAAGCAGTAATCAATCCCCGGTTGCGAATGTGCGGCACGCTCAACTTGATCGCTAACCAATATGCCAATAAGTACGAGTTCCTTTCGTTTATGGGCGACGACCATCGACCGCGCACCAATGGCTGGGATAACCGGCTGATGCTTGGCATTGGATCAAATCCTGGTGTTGCTTGGGGCAACGATCTCCTGCAGGGCGAGCGCCTCCCAACGGCGGTGCTGCTCTCGTCGTCAATTGTCCGCGCAATCGGCTATATGGCTCCGCCCGAGCTTGTACACATGTACATGGACAATTTCTGGCTGACGATTGGCAAAGGGCTCGGCAACGCTTTTTACGACGGAGATTGCATCATTGAACACATGCATTTTATTAACGGGAAAGCAGAGAGGGATGCCGGATACATTGAAGTAAATGCTCCCGAGGTGTTCATGAAAGATTCAGAGGCATATGGAAGGTATTTGACGGAGAGGCTCTTCTCCGATCTCGGAAAGATTCAGAACGTCGACCTCGAAGGATGAAACAAGTCATCTCGTACAGCCTGTATGGTTCAGAGCAAAAATATCTAGTTGGCGCACTTAAAAATGTAGCGTTGGCACAAAAGATTTATCCAGAATATACCGTTCGTTTTTATGTTTCAGATGATGTCCCGCAATGGCTCATTGATACCCTTGAGCAATTTCAAAACGTAGAGATTAAAAATGCCCCACAAAATAATCGATGGTTTTCATCTGCTTGGCGTTTTTTAGCTTTTGCTGACCCAGAAGTTGATCTTGTCTTGATTCGGGACGTAGATGCACGATTAACGGTTAGAGAGCGCCGAGCACACGATGATTGGCTTGATAGCCAGCTGGACTTTCACGTCATGAAGGATCATCCAAACCACAAGCAACCTGTTACTGCCGGGATGTGGAGCGGGTGGGCAGACAAATTGCGCAACATGTCGACGCTTATGGGCATGTTTATCCAGGAGCGTGGGGAGCAGCCGGCATACGGTGCAGACGAGCTGTTTGTCCGAGACAAGTTGGTGGAAAAGATTTTGCGAAGCTGCATGATGCACGACAGCTATTTTGAAACCGAGTTGAATCGCCCAAGCGTTAGAAAAAAGTTCCCTACAAAGCTTCAGAACCCGGCTAATCATGTCGGGGCGGCGCTAGATGAAAATGATTTCTTTCGGTACCCGACAGACGAGGGTCTGTCGGTACTGAATGGTGGAAGTGGTCGTTTTGAATACGACCTTGATTTGTTGGAGGAGTACTAGTGAACATCCTGATCACCGGCCACAAGGGGTTTGTGGGGCAACATTTTCATAAGTTTTACGAACAACAGGGTCATCAGATTCTTGGCGTAGACATCGTCGACAGCATGGATGTTCGCAAGTTCTTCCAGATGGCCAATCACACACAGTTTGATCTGGTGATTCATCTTGCTGCCGTAGTGGGGGGCCGAGCAAAGATCGAGGGCAACCCGCTCTCCGTCGCCGTAGACCTGTCTATCGACGCAGAGATGTGGCAGTGGGCGATTAGGACCAAGCAGCCCCGTGTGGTGTATTTCTCCTCATCGGCGGCCTACCCAGTTCATTTACAAACAAAACAGTCGCACAAGAAGCTTACTGAGTCCGACATTAACCTGGACGACATCCGCAATCCAGACCTCACCTACGGCTGGTCAAAGCTTACAGGCGAGTACCTGGCCAAGTTTGCCGAGGCCGAGGGGGTTCGGACGCATATCTTCCGCCCCTTCTCCGGATATGGTGAGGATCAGGCGCTGGACTATCCGTTCCCATCGTTCATCGAGCGCGGACGAAACCGTGACAATCCGTTTGTGATCTGGGGTGACGGCACGCAAACCCGTGACTTTGTGCACATCAGCGATGTCATCGGCTGCGTCGATGCCGCCGTAACTCAGGACTATCGTGGGCCGCTCAACATTGGCACGGGTCATGCCACAAGCTTCCAGCAGCTTGGAGAGATGGTGGCCAAGGCCGAAGGATATTTTCCAAAGTTCCAGTTTTTAACCGATAAGCCCGAAGGCGTCAACTGGAGAGTGGCAGACATCTCTGCTATGCTGCAGGTATACACGCCAAAGATTGATCTTGAGACAGGAGTAAAGCGCGCGCTAAGCGCAAGGAGGTAAGGTGAAGGTTGTTGATTACCCCGCAGGAAGTTTTGAGGCCGAGTTTGAAAAGATTTACAACGAAGCGTTTGAGCTGTTGATCCGGAAGCAACGCCGGTACGGGAACAGCAACATTGAAAACCTTGGCGTTCATGGCGTTATTAGCAGGATTTCATTTGACAAGATTTCCCGCGCGTTAAAATTTATGCAGGGCCGCGTTGTCGATGGTAGGGTAGTTCTTGACCCAATTGACGGTGCAAGCGACGAGTCGCTGGAAGATACGCTTCTGGATATTGCAAACTACGCGCTAATTGCTGTTGCACTACGAAGAAATGTATGGGGCAAGCCACTGGCGGAGGAGCTCTAGATCAATGCCAATTAGGGAAGTTGTTCTCACCAAGGAAGAGTTAAGCGATGAGCTTGCGGTCTTGTATCCGGAGCTTACTCCTCGAGATCGAGCACAAGCGTGCGCTCAGGATCTTGGAACAATTACCGCGCGAACTATTGTTGGTTACATTATGGGAGAGCGCCCACCGGCCACAAAGTTTTGCAGCGACTTCCTGGTCATGCTCAACGAGCGGCACCCTGAGCGCGCATATAAGCTTTCACAATCAACGATTCTGCAGTCTACAAATGAAGTGGTCCAGGAGCATAAGCGCGACCTCTTGATGTACGAACGTTCTATCGATAAGATGTGCGCGAGTTGTGCGGGCAAAACGGTTGAAGAGGGCGGAACATGCTGGGATAGCGTTGAATGTCCCCTTGCCGCGTTTACCAAATATCCGCCGAGAAATGGAGGATCGAAATGAATGATCTGATTTTTCCGGAGCGATTCTTCCTGGTGCTTGAGCGAGACCGCGAGAGCAACGTGAACATCTGGTCGGTATTTGATCGTGAGAAGCGCCAGATGGTTTCAAGCGGATTTGATGAGGACTGGTTATCGGCAGTTGAGGCCGCTCGGAAGTCGATTGATGAGGTAAAGAATGGTTAGCCAGCGAGAGATTCAGCAAGCAACCAACGATCTTGACGATTTTGTTGGCCTCATGGCTAAGGTGATTGGGGCCAAGCGAAACCAAGAAAAACACAGCGGGTTTTGCGTTATTGCAAAAAACAAGAAAACCGGAAAGCTTATGATGCACGCAGGAATGATTCTTGGGGAAGATATGAAGCAGATTACAACAAGCCACACTAATATTGAGGAGTGCGAAATGCAGGCTTATGCATGGGCTAACCAGATGGTTATTGCGTATGGAGGCAAGCGTGTCTGATCCGCAAGATAAGAAACGGCTGAAGGAGTTCCTTCTTAAACACGCCGATACGTGGGTGAGTCAGAAGCTCCTCTCGTCCCAGCTTGGGCTTCCGCGATGGTCTGCATTAATTAACGAGTTGCGTAACGAAGGAAATGTCATTGCGCAGCGAATGAGTAACGATGCAACGCCGCTAGTGGAATACAAGCTGAGCACAGCTAAGGCGTCGACCTTAACGGGTTGGGTTTGCAGTAAATGCCAAAACGTTATTGAAAAGGGCAGGATGGAATCAAATACCCTCTCGCCCAAGCACTCGAACAATTATTGCGTTCAGTGTCGAAAGAAAAGTTTGTTTGAATTGCGAGGGAGTTGATAATGGTTGAAAAGATTGAGGAAGTCCTGTATGCAGACGGTTGGGACGACTGCTTGGTTGGTCACGGAAACATCTTTCTTGGATCTGACGGCCAGAAGGTGGTTGCAATTTACGACCGAGACAAGATGATTAGGAAGATGGCACAGGAGATTATTGAACAGGAACAGAGCCGAGATCAGGATCAGGCAGAAGACTTTGACCCTTATCTTGAGGCTGATGAGTACATTTCCTTCAATGTAGAGGGCGCGTACCTTCAACCCGGAATGCCGGTATTTGCTACCTTTGATCAGCGCGTTGATTTTTCTTCAGCAACTGTTTGCCGGTGCAATTCGTGCGTTTGATTCTTTCTGTTATCGCCTCCGTTTCTTTGCTGTCCTTATCGCTTGGCGCAGCAAAAGACGGTTATATGGAGGCAACCGATTGGGCCTTAGATCGGCTTGTAGAGCCATCAGATGCTTGGATTGGCGGACGAATTAGTGACGGATATTCCTGGGATGGAGAAAACGTTGGCGCCGGCTACACGGTCTACGTTGTAGATACCGGCGTGCAGGACACGGAAGAGTTCCCTGGTGGCGTCACCGGAAAGTCGTTTGTTGGCGGAACATTTGAAGACTGCGGTAGCGGCCATGGAACGCGGGTTGCTTCGTTGGTTGCCGGGGCCGGAGTTGGCATTGCGCAAAAGGCGGCCGTTGTGTCTGTCCGAGTGCTTGCTTGCAGTGGCAAAGGGACAAACTCCAAGATCATTGCTGGACTTAGCTGGATTGCCAAAAATGCCAACCCAGAAAAGAGCGTGGTGAACTTGAGCTTTGGCGGAAAGGTCTCGTTGGCAATTGATAACGCGGTGCGGTCGTTGACAGACTTGGGTATTCCGGTAGTGATTGCGGCCGGAAATGATCGACGTGATTCTAAAAAATATTCACCGGCAAGACTAGGGTGCACCGAAGATCTTGCAATTACCGTAGCTTCCAGCACAATTTATGATTTACCGTGGACATTTTCTAATTTTGGAGAATGCATCGCATTATACGCCCCTGGTGCTCAGGTTGAGCCGTTTGGGTTTGCCGGCCCACAGATTTCAAGTGGAACATCTTTTGCCGCCCCGTTTGTTTCTGGGGCAATTATCGCCTTTGCCGAGCACGTTGAGGGAACCACAGAAGATGGTTTTTACGAAATGATGTCTTACACTACAGACAGCATTACAATTTCTAAAAGGCCAAAAACGACCTCATCATTGCTTCAGCTATACGAAACCGAAGATCTTGGAACTCCAGATTTTTGTGATTGGATTTTCTGCTCAGAAAATTAATATCGTTTTGCCGAAGTAAAGTAAAAACCAGAACCACCAAGATCAGACGCATAGACCAAGGCATCAACCATGTCGTCGTGTTGACCGTTTGGAAACGCTAACATCTCAGATTCTAGGTCGGAAATTCCTGGCGCATTATTAACGTGAAAAACTTTTCCTGCTTCGTATCGAGCAGCTAGCGCCCGGCTTCTGGACACCTTGTCTTTATCAGGACGAACGGCTCGAGCAGGCAAGCTTGTTGTGGACAGGATTTCTCGTACAAATGTGCTTTGATGCTGAACGGCTTCAATGTTCAAAGATTCAAAGAACCGCACGTCATCAAGCTCCGGGTCTAGGCCCTTAAGCCCAACAAGCCGTTGAGGCCAAAGCATCCGTGGACCGCGCTCCTCATTAATACTTCCATCATTATTTACGCCAGTAAGCCATGCCCGGTGACCCTCTTGGAGGCGTGCTCTCCAAGCGCCAACGATGTATAAATTGTGTTCAGAATCTTCCAAAACCTCGACAGCGGCGGTATAGTCGCTTCGCTCGCTAGACGATGAAGCAAGGTCAACGCCTATTCTTCGGGCACCTTCTGGGACCCGGTCAATACGTTGAAAATAATCATATCGGAAAATGTTGCCGCCCATAGACGTCACGTCGTTTTGGAACTGTAGCATGAAGATTGGCGTGCCAAGTTCCTGCTTTTTTTGCTCCATATCGGCAACCGTATACATCTCCGGCCAGAGCACTTTGTCATCCTCCAAAGCTCTTCGTTGATAGTGCTGAACGCCTTTGCTAATAAGCTCCGCGTAGAAGTCGTCTTCGTGCCATCGCGTTCCGATGTACCAGCGTTTTGCTTTTGGGACAAGCATTGGGTCCACGACTTGCCAATAGGTTTCACTTGCCTTTTGTCTTTGTCCAGATGTGGCGTTTTCTTTCAGTCCAACCATGTCGTCTGCAAAAAGAATGTCAAGACGGGCACCGGGCTTAATCGACCCAAGCCCGTCGGCAAAGCAAGTGGAGTCTTTGCCGAGATTAGCTCCCTTAACCGTCCAGACCTCATCAGTCCACTTTGAGCCAATAACGCCATCTTGCGCCCAGGGAAACACCTCGGCAAAAAACGGGGACTCAATAAGGGCTTTAATGGCACGAGAACGCGCAAGGGCATCAGACATGACGGCGGTAAGCACGCCAATCCTGACTTTGCCCTTAGTCAAGCCAATCATGCGAGCAGCCCGATGAATCAGTTGGGTCGTCTTGGCATGGCCACGTGGCATGAGCACAAGACCCCGGTCGTTTTTATCCAAGAACTGCTCCATCTCACGAAGATGTCTTGGAAATATCAAACCGCTAACATATTCTGCAAATGCTGCATCGGATGTCTGGGCCTTGACCCGAAGCCAATCCCGGTAGCTACTATTTACGCTCTTCTGCTGTTCCATCAATCACCTGTAAATTCTCTGCAACCTCATCTGCCCACATCTGCAACCTCTTGGCCAACTCTTCCGGTGGAAGATTGTCAATCTCATGGGTGGCTTGATTAATTTGAATAGCCATATTTGTAGTGTTTTTAATGCTTTGGATACCTTCGCCCATGTAGGCGCCGGTTAACTTAGCAAGTCGGTCCACCACCTCAAGTTGAAGCTTAAGGAATACCGCCTCTTCCTTAGACCCACGAGCCCGAGCTGCACCAGCAGCGGCCATTTTTCCAATTAAGTTTACTCGCTGTGTAAGTTCCATTCGAGACTGAGCGGCGTCAGGGCCCTCCTCCGACCATTGTTTACGGATCACGTAAATGTGCTTGCGAACAGTTTCCGTTGACAGCTGCAATGCAGTGGCAATTTCGGGCAGGGGGACGCCTTGAAGGTGCAGTCCCTTGATCTTTTCCCGTAGAGCAGTAAGCTGCTCGGCGCCTACGCGCCCACGCTTTGCCATAAAGATAGTATACTGGCTCATATGCTACAGAGCACCCATTGCTACTTCTGCGCACAAATAGAAAATCTGTTCTTGACACATGCGTGTGTAAAGTGCAAACAAAATCAATGGTCGTGCCCGCAGCACGCATTGGTTCGGGAAACTTGCTACAATTGCGGTCAGCAAGAAGCTCTTGTCAGGACATGCCTAAACTGTGGGCAAGAACTTTCTGATCAAAAGTGTAAACTTGTGTGCTCATGCGGCTACTTTGCCTCATGCTCAGACTACTACTGAGGTGCAGATGAACCGAACAAGAATTACTGGCGGAGATCTGCAGCGACTCCTCGCTAAAGACTACCCAGAGTATCGCAGCGTGACGGAGGCTTGCCGGGTTGCCTCGCCGGATTTTGGCCTTACACCAGAGACCATGCGATGCTATGCGGCAGCAGGGGTCCCCATGCGAAGCAGGGCATATAACAAAATTAGGTCTAGGCTGATGGCTATCGATCAAGAGGAGGCAGAAGCCATGGTCACGGTCACGGTGGCGACTAAGAAGCTTTCCGAGGCTATTGACCTTCAAGTCAGGGCCTTTGAGGCTGCGGCCGCGTCGCTTCGCAAGCTCCGAGGCGATCTTAACGGGTAGAAGGCGGCTACCTTGCGGGTGGCCATGAAAAACCATAGGATTCCTTCATGAGCAATTCCACTTACGACATTGTCGCGCAACAGGGTTCCGATTATTCCGTTACCTTGACGTACAACGATTCAAGCAACGTGGCGATCAATTTGACTGGCTACACTGCTCGGATGCAGGTGCGAAAGGTGGCATCGTCGCCCTATGCGTACCTTACATTGACAAACTCTTCTGGGATGACACTTGGTGGGGCCGCCGGAACTGTTGCGATTAATGTGCCCGCTGCGGCTTTGGCCAGCATCCCTGCCGGCTCTTACGTCTACGATGTCGAGCTCGTATCAGGCAGTGGAGCTGTTGTTAAGCCAATTGTTGGGGCGTTTATTATTTCTGCGGAGGTTACTCGATGAGCGACAACAATATTACAGTTACGCAAAGAAATAATACGGTTTTGGTGCAAACAGTAAGCCAACCCAATTCTGTTTCAGTGCAAACACCTGGCCCCCAGGGGCCGCCTGGAATTGGTACATTTTCAACGTACACGCACAATCAAGCGTATCCAGCCTCAGTTTGGACTATAACTCACAATTTAAACTGCAGGCCAAGCGTAACAATTGTAGATTCTGCGGGTACTGTAGTTTTTGGAGATGTCGAGTATCTTAGCGCAAACGAGATTCGCGTGACCTTTGTCGCTGCCTTTGCCGGCAAAGCATACCTAAACTAAGGAGAGAAAAGTGGCAACAAAGTTCCTAACCAGCCTTGATCTCAGCAAAAATGAGTTGCAGAATGCGGTAATCCAGAATCTCGGTACCGCGCCGTCGACGGGTCTCGTTGATGGACTCATCTACTACGACACGTTCCTTGATGTTCTTCGCGTCTACGCAAATGGCGCATGGGCAACTCTTTCAACTAGCGCAGGCACGGTTACATCCGTTTCCGGAACAGGAGCAATTTCTTCAACTGGCGGAACCACCCCAACCATCAGCATTGCTGATGGTTCAACCACCGTTAAGGGTGCCGTACAACTAGAGGACTCCGTATCCAGCACATCAACAAGCAAGGCAGCAACGCCTGCGTCCGTCAAGTCTGCTTATGACCTTGCCAATGGTAAGGCTAACCCAGGCGATACACATTATGTTGGAACTACTGCAGTTGCTCTAAACCGAGCCTCTGCAAACCTTGCGTTAACTGGTATTTCTAGCGTTACGCTTCCAGGTTCAACTTCGGGTACTGCACAGATTATCCCAACGGCTGTTGCCGGAACCGGCACCGTCATTACGCTTCCGGCCACAACTGGTACGGTTGCGTTGACCGGAAACAAGCTCAGCGTATTTGCTGCAACATCCTCTTCTGAGCTTGCCGGGGTTATCTCTGACGAAACCGGTAGCGGCGCTCTTGTATTTGCCAACACGCCAACGCTTGTAACTCCAATTCTTGGCACGCCAACAAGCGCAACATTGACAAACGCGACTGGCCTTCCTATCAGCACAGGCGTTTCTGGCCTTGGCACGGGCGTAGCAACGTTTCTTGCCACGCCGTCTTCGGCAAACCTAGTAGCAGCGGTAACCGATGAGACTGGCTCTGGCGCGCTGGTATTTGCCACCAGCCCAACGTTGGTTACGCCAGTTCTCGGCACGCCAACAAGCGCTACGCTCACCAATGCAACTGGCTTGCCAATCAGCACGGGTGTTTCTGGCCTTGGAACTGGCGTTGCCACGTTCCTTGCCACGCCGTCTTCGGCAAACCTCATCTCTGCCATTACCGACGAGACCGGAACTGGTGCGCTGGTATTTGCTAATACCCCAACGCTTGTTACGCCAACAATTGGCGTTGCCACTGCAACATCCGTCAACAAGGTAGCCATTACGGCTCCTGCAACAAGCGCAACTCTTGCGCTTGCTGATGGCAGCACGCTTGCAACCTCTGGCGCATATGGCGTTACGCTGACTGCAACCGGCACAACTGCGCTTACGCTCCCAATTTCAGGAACTCTTGCCACGCAGGCATATGTTGACGGCGTTGCCACCGGCCTTGACGTCAAGGCTTCGGTTCGAGCAGCAACAACTGCGAACATCACCCTAAGCGGCGCTCAGACAATTGACGGAGTTTCCGTTGTTGCTGGCAACCGAGTCCTTGTAAAGAATCAATCTACTGCGTCGCAGAACGGCATTTACGTTGCCGCTTCTGGCTCTTGGACCCGCGCAACTGATGCCAACGAAGATTCTGAGGTAACTGCTGGCTTGTTTACCTTCGTTGAAGAGGGTGGCACAAACGCAGACAGCGGTTGGATTCTCACGACAGACGGTGCAATTACCGTCGGCACCACCGGATTGACCTTTGTGCAGTTCTCTGGCGCTGGCCAGGTTACTGCTGGTGATGGTCTTACCAAGACCGGTAATACGCTCAATGTTGTTGGAACAGCGGATAGAATTACGGTCGCCGCTGACTCAATTGACATTGCCAGCACCTATGCAGGTCAGTCAACCATCACCACACTTGGCACCATCGGCACCGGTACCTGGCAGGGCACGGCAATTGCCTCAACCTACGGCGGAGCGCTTCGTTACAACACGAGCGCAACCTGGACTGCTGGGGAGGCTAAGGCAATTACGCACAGCCTTGGAACCAAAAGCGTGATCGTTGCCATCTACGACAGCTCCGACAACGCCGTCTTTGCTGACGTCGTCACCACAAGCACAAGCGTGGTTACGATCACAATCAGCCTTGCAGGGACGTACAGAGTCGTCGTTATCGGGTAAGATAGGCCTATGACAAAGTTCGTAGGCAATACTATTACCCTTCCAACACTGGCAACGGCCCCGTCGTCCCCGGCAGCTGGAGACACTTATTACAACACCACGGACAACACCGCCTATGTCTATAACGGCACATCTTGGGTAGACCTTGCTGCATCCGGCGGAGGCTCAGGCGATATTACCGATGTCGTCGCTGGAGCTGGCCTCACGGGCGGTGCAAGCACTGGTTCTGCGACTCTTGATGTTGGCGCCGGCACTGGCATCATCGTCAATGCTGACGATGTGGCAATTGATACATCCGTTGTTGCGCGTAAGTCTGACAAGCTATCCGTATTTGCTGCAACTACATCTGCAGAACTTGCTGGAGTTATTTCAAACGAGACTGGTTCTGGTGCACTGGTTTTTGGGACTGGACCAACAATTTCCCTTCCAATTATTGACAATCCAAAAATTGGATACACCACCCAGGCAACGGCTGCATCAACGCTGACGCTTACTAGCGCATCAAACTATTATCAATACTTTACTGGAACGACTGCTTCACAAGTTGTTGTATTGCCAGTCACCAGCACACTTGCACTTGGTCAGCAATATGAGATTAATAACAACTCAACGCAATCTATTGCAGTTCAGTCATCTGGCTTAAATGCAATAGTTACTGTTTACCGTGGAATGACTTATCGGTTTACTTGTATTCTTACATCAGGAACAACTGCTGCCTCTTGGGAGTATGAAATTGTTGGTGTTAATACTGTTACTGGTGTTACTGGATCGCCTTCAAATTTAGTTTTTAGTTATGCTCCGAATATTGACCAGGCATATCTAACTTCACCACAAATTTATGGCGGCTTGCAAATGGGGCAGACAACGGTTGTTACCGCAGGGGGGACAACAAACCCAGGTGGAAGTGGTTCCGTATTCTATAGGTTTACTGGCACATCAACACAAACAATGACGATGCCTGCGTCTTCTGCAAATATGGGATACGCGTGGATTATTCAAAATTTTAGCACAGGCGATGTTACCGTTAACGCGTCTGCCGGCGGAACGATTGTGGTGCTCAAAACAAATCAGCAAGTACTACTCCACGCAACAAGCACCACGCCAACAACCCCTTCGCTGTGGGATATTATTTACCTTGGCGCACCAACTTATACTGGTACTGGTTCAAGCGTATTTGCCACCAGCCCAACGCTGGTAACTCCTAATCTTGGGACACCAAGTGCCATTAACCTATCCAATGCAACAAGCCTTGCTGATGCTGCCCTTGCGGCAACGGGAACGGCTGGAACTTACACCAAAGTAACAACAGACGCTAAAGGTCGCGTAAGCAGCGGTACAACGCTTTCAGAATCTGATATACCAACTCTTAGCACCGTTGGGAAGGTTTCTAACTCCGCGACTACTGCTGCGTCTGCAAATACGGCAAGCGCCATTGTTGCTCGTGATGCAAGCGGAAACTTTACGGCGGGAACTATTACCGCAACAACTGTAACCGGTCTTTCCGCGCCATCTTCAAGCACAGATGCAGTTAACAAGGCATATGTTGATTCGTTCTCTGTTGGACTCAATTGGCACGCAGCTGTTAAGGTTGTGCAAACTGGAAATACATCAGGAGTTTATACCGCCGGGACGAGCGGATTTGATGGCGGAACAGGCGTAGGTGCATACATTGAGGCTGCCGTCAATGGGCCAATATCTTCAAGTGCCGTTGACGGATATAGTTCATGGGTTCTTGGAGACCGTTTACTATATGTTGGAAATACTAATGCCACAACTAACGGAATCTACAAGCTTACTAACTTAGGAAGCGCAAGCTCAAAATGGCGTTTCACTCGAGCAACAGATTTTGATGGAAGCAGCCCAACAGCAATCGTCATGGCCGGAGATGCCGTCTATGTTATTAACGGAACAACTTATGGAAAGAGCGCTTGGGCAGTAAACTCTATTGGAACTGGGACAGATAACAACATTATTGTCGGAACAGATACCATTGATTTTGCTCAGTTTAACGGTGCTGCAACGCTTACGGCAGGGGCAGGTCTTCTTACCACTGGTAACACCATTGATGTCGTTGCTGGAACAGGCATTACAACTTCAGGGGATCAAGTATCTATTGATAGCACAGTAGCAACGCTTGCTGGAACACAAGCCATTACCAACAAGACTTCGTACAATAAAGTTGCAATCACAGCTCCAGCAACCAGCGCCACTCTTGCGCTGGCTGATGGAAGCACCCTAGCCACGTCAGGTGCATTTTCTACAACGCTAACGGCAACGGCAACCACTAACGCCACGCTTCCTTCTGGCACCACGACGCTTGCGTCAAATGTAACGACAACAATTGGAGATGTTATTTATGCTTCGGCAACTAGTGTCCCAGGAACACTAGCCAGGCTTGCCGGAAACACTGCAGCTCAACCGTCATTCCTTTCATCAACTGGTAACGGCACGGCGAATACATCAACTGCATTTACTTCCAGCACCGGTAGCGGCAATGTGGTGCTTGCAAATAGCCCAACGCTAACAACGCCAAGCCTTGGAGCCGCCACAGCAACCTCAATCAACGGGACCACAATCCCGTCTTCCGCAACCCTAGTCACGAGCGTCACTGGCACTGCAAATCAGGTGGTTGCAAGTACAAGTACTGGAGCCGTAACGCTCAGCCTTCCGCAGTCCATTGGCACGACTAACAGTCCGCTATTCAAGACCATCAAAATCACACCAGATACTGATGCTTCAATCACATCGTCTGATGGTGAGTTTGTTTATCGGAATGACGAATACTCACGGCTCACCTTCAATGTTGCAGGAACAGAGAAGCAGGTGTATCCAGTGCCAGGAGCGACATCATCAACTGCTGGCGCTGTTATACTCAGCGCTTCAACCAGCGACACTAGTTCAACTACGGCAGCAACACCAAGTGCCGTAAAATCTGCATACGACTTGGCCGCAGCAGCCGTGCCACAAACACGCACGATCACTGGATCGTTTCCAGTGTACGCCAACGGAGTGGCTGGAACCGCAATCCCATTGAGCGGAAACATCACGATCAGCGTCGCTGATGCGTCAGCAACAACTTCTGGCGTGACAAATGTGATTACCACATTTGACACGACATCACCGTATCCACCCAGCGGGTACGCTATCAACAACTACTACAGCAGCGTGTTGGGAAGTTACGCGGTCACTTCATACTTCCAGTCAGTTTTCTATGGATCGTCATCGGTTCTTGCAACACATCCGCGCGAAGTACTCACCACGACCAATGCCAACACCAGCGGCACGCTGATCCTGACGCAGTTCCGTCCGATGAAGTCCTTCAGCGTGACGAACATTTCGGTCACATCAGGAGCAACTGCATCAGCATCGTTGACATACTGCGCCTTCGGCATCTACACGCGCAGCGGCACAACCTTCACGCGCGTACGAATCACTGCAAGCGACACCACCATCTTCAACACCGCTAACACCAAGTACACGCGAGCGCTGACCAGCACCTACTCAGTCACCGCTGGTGTCGAGTACTTTATTGGCGTGCTTCAAGTCGGAACGACAATGGCAACCACGCTTGGGGCGACGGCTCGTGCTGATACAGCAGCGAACGCCGCAACTGGGGTGCAGGTCTACACGGTCGCCAGCCAAACCACATTAGGTACCGCGCTTACGGGTACAGCCCACGCAACACGTGCAGACTTTGCGGAGGTGTCGTAATGGCAGTGATCACTGAGCCAGCCTATCTAGACGAGCAAACTGGTATGCTCACCGAGATCGTCCGAGACGCAGAGACTGGCGAGATCATCGGCAAGAATGAGCGTATGCCTGAACCAGTTATCGGGAATTGATCTCAGAGCTCTATCAAGCCATTGACGCAAAAGACGCATTCTGCTGCCACTATTCGGCAGTGGAAGAAAATGTAAAGTGTCCGCCGCTGCACAACTGTCAACTGTGCAATGACGTACATCTTGGATAGGGGGAGTTATGGACCAGCAAATTAGTCCGGAAGCGATGTTTATGAAAATTGGCGTTCTATCGATTGAGATTGATATGATGCGAGCAACAATTGTGCAGCTTAAAAACGAACTTGATGAGGCCCATGAGCGCATTAAGGAATTTGAGAAGAACACTCCAGTGAAGCCGGCAGTGACGGCTTCTTTTAAATCAATCAGCGATTAAGATAATCTTTCTGTATTAGGAAAGTCTGTCGGTCATAACCGGCAGACTTTTTATTTGTTGAACGTTAAGTTTTCATCACATATATTGTACCTGTCAATTCCACTTGCGCAGAGCATGATGAGGTGCAAATGTGACTGCAAGCCAAGCCCACCAAATCCTAGATCGCCTTGAAAAAATCGAGGAAGAAATTTCTGCCATGCGTGTTGAGATGGCAGAAACTCGTGGTGCCTACCGACTTGCCAAGTTCATCATTGGCATTCTTGGCCTTACCGGCATCAGCAGCTTTGTCGCCTGGATGGCAGGGCAGGGAAAATGAGCATCAAACTAACCTCTATTGCTGCAATTATTTGGCTTACTCTAGCGACTCTTTTCTACGGCGCAGTAGCAAACCCGGTTTCCGGAAGTCAAAATAGCTACGTAGATCGCACACAAGATTTTTGGATTACCGTTCCAGAGCAAAGTTTGCTGCATATTTGGACCGACCTGTGCGATAACACCAACAGTGGCTGGTGCGGCGGCATTGTTGACTCCATGCTATGGCTGTACGACGGCCAAGGAAATTTGATTGCTGCCAATGACGATTCATATACCGACCACACCGGTGGATATTCTCTTGCATCTACTATCCGCGTTTCCGTTCCGGCAGGGGATTATCGCATTCGTGCGGGCGTATGTTGTGGCGATCCAGCGGCCGACCGTTTCTATGGCAATCATTACTACATGATCAGCAACTTTGAGGCTGAGCTTGCCCCCGGAACACCATCGGCAACGTGGACCCCAACCCTACCGCCAACGCCTACGCCAACCCCTGAGCCGACCCCAACCCCAACTCCTGAGCCAACCCCGACGCCCGTCCCAGACCCATACCTAAACGCCCCAACTGGACTGCTGATAACTGTTTATAGCGATGGCAGTGTTTCCCTCATTTGGGATGCACCAGAGGCAAGCGGTACGAATGTCGAGAGATACGCTGTCTCCTGGACTACCGGAGACGCCCTCGGCTGGGGTGCCGCATCACTTGAAACAAACATGACAATTTCTAACGGTGTGTTTATTCAGACCGGTGGTGTCAACGCAAATTACACATTCTGGATTAGGGCTGACAATGACACCCTTGGCGTTTATTCGCCCTCGTCAGTGCCGGTTTCTGTGTTTGTTCCTGCGCCTCCGCCACCAACCCCAAGTCCTACACCTGAGCCAACCCCAACGCCGACTCCTGAGCCCACGCCAGAGCCTACCCCCACTCCGACACCAGAACCGCCAACACCAAGCCCCAGCGTGGCTCCTACCCCCCTTCCAGAGCCTTCTGTGACGCCGTCCCCAACACCGCGTCCAAGCCATAGCCCGGAGGTAACCCATGTACCAGTTCCGTCCCCGACTCCCACACCCGAGCCGACGCCCGAGCCGACGGCCACCCCTACGGAATCTCCGACCCCTTCTGTTGATCCCAGCCCTGTACCTACTGACACACCTGGACCCATTGATCCGGGCGCTGCTGTGGGGGCGGTAACGGAGGCCGTTGGGGAAGCTGCCGCAGCTATTGCAGACACCATCAGCAATAGTGTAGAAAATGTTGGTAAAGCTGTCACTGCAATTACCAATCTTGGCAAGGACCTCTCGCCGGAGGAGAAGAAAAAGGCCGCACCGGTTGTGGTTGCGGCTGTTGTAGTGACGCAAGTAGCCCAAGCTGCAGCAGCTGCTGCAAGCGCGGCAAGCGCTGCTCGAACGACTGGTGGAGGTGGCTCCACATCGTCTGGCGGTGGAGATAAACCAAGGAGAAACCGCAAATGATTAAAAACGCTGTAAATGACATTATTGCAGGTGGGTGGACAATCTTTGGTTTGGCCATCGCCTGGGCAGTACTTCCAGAGGGTGAGACCCGCGACGTTGTGGGTTCGATCCTGCTTGCACTATCGGGTGCCTGGCTCATCACCGGCCCCCTTCGCTGGCGCGAAGACGACTAATCGCCCATAGGGCATAAAAAGAGGAGGGGCCTCATAGGGCCCCTCCTCTTTTAGTTTACCCGATTATGATCAGCCCTGGTGGCCGTCATCCTCAAGGTTCTGGAGCTCAGCATGATCTTCGTTGGCAAGGGTGCCAGCAAGTTCATCTGCAATTCCGTCTCCATCGGTATCGATTGCGCTGCCGGTAATGTGAGCCGTGCTCTCGGCAGCCGCCTTCTCTTCAGCCTTAGCAACCTTAGCCTTGCCAACGCCAAACTTGGCATCTTCAGGGTTCAAGGCGCGAACGACTACCTGCAAGCAGGCGGCCAATCCGGCTGAAACTACGGTTCGGAAGTCGTTGCCTGAAATATCAAGCAGCGGAATACCAAGACCAAGCGCAACGGCAATTGACGTTGCAATAAAGGCGCGTGCGGCTTCCAGGAGCATCTCGTCGATACCCGTGTTGGCCGCGATCCATAGAACTGCGTTCTTAATGGCGCTCATGTTTTCTCCTTTACCTACTTACCGCAAGTCGGGCAAACGGCCGGCTTGACGGGCGCTGGTGCCACTGGGGCCGCCGGCGCTGCCGCAGGCTTAGGCGCAACCCAACCCTTTGGCGCTGAGATAATAATAACATGCGCATGCGGTGGAGCCTTGTGAGATCCACTTACGCGCTTGCTGTCGGCAATGGCCTTAAGCTGAGCTTCAGTTACCTGCACGCCAAACTCTTCAGCACCCTTACCCTCTCGGGTTGGGCATGCCCACTGCCATCCATGATCTGCGCACCAGGCTGCGCTGGTCATGTGGCCGTATCCCTCCGCAAGATGCTTGGGGTCTTTCTTGTAGCCGCCGCCACCCTTACCCCACCACTTAGCCCACTTTCGATGCCAAGCGCTGATTTCTACCTCAGGTGGAAAGCCTACTGGCTGCTGCACCCAGACGCCAAGTGCCGATCCAGCCTTGGCTGAAGCAACAACGTCTTCCCAGCTGGTAGCAAATCGAGCTTCGGCGCCAAGGACGCGAGCGGTCTTGATGAGGTCACCAAGTGACGAACCGTTATCGGAAACACCCTGCTTCTCAACCCTGCCGGTTGCCTTTGCCTTAGCGGCAACCCCGTCAGAAGCACTAAAGTCGTGACCTGGGGCGTACTGAAACACCCACGACACGGCTGCGGCCATAGAAGACGGGCCACAATCGTCCAAGATTCCCTGTTTAATTGCCTCAGCGTCAGAATAGAGCTGGGACTTTACCTTGTATCGCATAAAATACCCCCTTTGTTATGCCCTTTCGGCTAGGAGATCATACGGCTCAAGGTGAAGATTAGGCACCAGCCTCAAGTTCTGCGATACGAGTTTCAAGGGCTTGATTCTTGGAAGCAAGCTCCTTGATTGCCCCGATGAGGAAGACGGGAAGCTGAGAATACTGAACGCTCTCAATCTCCCCAGTCTCTTCGTTGTATCGGCAAATGCGCTTCATATCCTCACTAATTGCCTCAACTTCTTCAGCAATCAATCCAGTCATTGTTCCGGTGTCTTCTGTTTTTGCGGTTTCAGGGTTCCACTTAAACGTTACTGGTCGCAGTTTAATGACGTCGCCTAACGAAATATTAAGGTTGTCAATATCTTTCTTATACCTTCTGGCGGAACTAAACCTTGCAAGTGTTCCATATGCACTTGTAGAGTTGATATAGAGGTCAGAACTTGATGAGGTTGCGGTAACATTAACACGTAAGTCATCGTTAACAACAAAATAACCTGCTGATGTGCTGTAGTAGATATTTGGTGTTGAGCCAAAATAAACACCACTTGTTGCGCCAACATAAACAGCTCCGGTAGCAGTAACACTGCTAGTGGCACTAATTGATCCGGTGACTGCCAAAGTGTCACTCATAGTAAAGTTTGCGCCGTTATGGCTAAGATTTCCAAGGTCGGTATTTGCAGAGTTTCGGAAATAAACTGTTGGGCTTACAGTCCCTCCGCGCAAATATATGGCACCGTGATATGTGTAGAAATATCCATTAGCAATCAGTCGATCACCGGTGACGTTTGACCCTGCAGTAAATGCGCCACTCGTGTTTAGGGTTCCAGTTCCATCAGATGAGTAAAGGTTTGCACCACCAAGAAATACTGGAGTAGTTGCGGTAAGAAACCCAAGTTCTCCATCAGCCAAAACGTCAAGGCCAGAAGTTCCATATGCGTTAGCGTTGGCAGTCGCTCCAAGAGCCAAAGATCCGGCCAGCACTGCACCAGGAGAACCGGTGCTTGCGCCAGAAGATCCCGTAAGGGTTTCACCGTAAAACTGATGGATTCCACCGGCATAGTATTGAATATTCGCGTACTTCCTCCAGTAAATAGTCGTACCGGCAGAAACTGCAGTTGTGTTGTTTGGCTTTGTAATAGTAAATGTGTTTGTTGCAACAGTTTTTACTCGGGCAGTTCCAACAACCAAGTTGGTGTTTGAGCTATACGTTGAAACGTACGTGCCGACAGAGAGTCCATGTGCGTTGCTTGTTACGGTGATAGTTGTGCTTGATTTTGCTGCAGTTGCAGTTACCGGTGGTTCATTAAGACCAACCGGAAGAGCAACGATGCTGGCACCAGTTTGCGAGGGTGTTGAGTCAAGGGCAATTCGAGCATTCGTTGAGCTATCACCACCAGTGATTGACGTTGATCCACCAAGGGTCACATTTCGGGCAAAAACAGAACCATCGGCATTTTGCGTATACGTTTTAACCACCGGAATTACAACTGGAGCATAGAGAGATGGAAGCGCTGCGCCCAATGTTCCATCAAATTCTAGGTCTTCTCCAAAACGTTGTTTGAAAGTAAACGTTGTGGTGTCAGGAACAGTAGCAACGTACCAGACACCGTCAAGTGTTTCTGCCGACCCAGCAATCTCTACGTAATTACCGACAACAAGACCATGTGCTGCGGACGTGACTACGGTAACTGTACTTAGATCTGCGGTGCCAACCGTTGCGTCAAATACGCGGGAAATGCTAGAAATTGCAATGACTTTTGCAACATACACAGTGCTTGCTGGATCATACAACAGTCCAGAGGTAATGTCTGATTTGCTGTAGGTAAGGTTATTTCCCAAAACTGTTGCCGATGCATAATCCACCGGGCCGTTTGTTGGGAGATTAAGGCCAACGCCACCAAGCAGTGCCGAGCCATTAAAATACAGTCCGGAGACTCGGATATAATCACTAGTCACAATCCCATGTCCAGATGGAAGGGCAAGGGTAATAGTTCCGGATGAGGTAGAAACGCCGGTTGCCGCAACGTTTCCTCCAGCAAATCCCATTTGAACTGCGGCGTGATCCTCTGGGGCCCCGGACCATTTAGTATTCCAAGAAGGAACGGTTTGCAGCAAACCAGTGCGCATCAAGCTTGCGTCAATAACGCCGGCTTTTAGGTAGCTTGCGTTAATAACGCTGCCCGTATCATGCCTAACGCTAACAACCGGCTCCGTTCCGGCAGGGACAATTTCTCCATCTGATCGACGCTCATCAGCAGCATTGAGAATGGTAATTCCCGTGCTATTCACTTGAACAGCAGAAAACGTAGAGCCGTCACCGGCAATTGTTGGTGGTGTCTGAATATTCTCAATAGGCATCAGGTTGTCTCCAGTGAAGCATCATTAATGGAGGTTCCACCATCAGATGCCAACGATAGGTCTCTTGTAATATATAGCCACGCATCGTCGCCAATGCTGCTCAAGGCAGACTGTGGAATATATGACCAGTCGCCATACAGCTTACCACCGTCTGTGGTTTCCGCAACAGCACGAATTCTATATTGATAGCGATGAGTATAATCACTGCTTGTATCGGTGTAAGTTGAACCGCCAAATGTCACAGTACCAAGGCTGCCCCACTTGTTTTGCGCCTGTCCGGCCTTTACTGTCTCATACCAACTGACGGTAAACTTAGTGGAAATTGTTGACTTTGCAGCACTATATGCGGCGATTTCGGCATTTTCTGGGGCGTACATATTAAAGTACACAATTTGCCCGTTTCTGCTCACATGATCAACCGTCCAGTAGCCATTAAAAGACGGGTTACTTAGCAGGTTTTTCTTTGCCGGATTGACCCAACCAGCAATTTGGATAATGTCCCCAGCAGAGATATTAGTGGACTGATTGAAATATACATAGCAGCTGGACACCCCGCCAGCAACCGCAGAACCGCGATAAATTGCCCTTCCGCTTTTTCGAAGCGCAGCCTGCCCAAGAACATTTTTCTTGAGCTCCTGTGATCGTCGTTCAATCTCAAAACGCTTTACCAACTTGTTCCTAGGATTATTTTGATCAAACGTCCAGTTGATGACCGCAGCAAGATCTACCGTTGTTGCCTTTCCGTCCTGATCCTTACTATTGACCACGATATTTGACACCCGTGTTGGTCGGGTCAGCGCAAGTTGTCCTGGGCCAAGGTTTACAGTAAGCTGCTCTCGTTGCACCAACACGATTGCGTTGCTTTCAAGGGCCGGCTCACCAGAAAGCTGCACAGAATAGTATGCTTCTCCACCGATAAACTTTGTTGTTTGAGATTTTACAACCACTGGCTCAACAACATCAACCTCTGTCCAAAAGAATGGGATCACTGAACCAACAGTTAGGCGACCATCTGATGCTGCAGTCGGGTGATCAATCTCATACGATTCAATTGTTTTGCCCGAATCGGCAAAAATTGCCTGCGCAGCTAGGGAGGCATCTTCTGGGGTCTCAATTTCTTTGTTAACAGTGGCCGATTCAATGATCTTTCCGTGGGTATTCCAAACGCCCTGAACGTGGTCAAAGGTATATCGCAATACCTGACCTGTAACTACGTTTGCAGTAGTCAAATCTCCGGTTGGGTTTATTGCAAAGGGTTTTGCATAAATATAGACACGGTTTGCAGTACTACCATGCTGCGAGATATTTTGCGGAGTTTCAAATGTTTTCATTGGAATGACTGCATTTAGCGCTGGGTCAAATAGCATTTCGACCGTTCCGCCATGCCTAATGCCGTAATCGGCAAAACCAAACTCGCCATCAAGAAGCACAGCTTTTGGATCGGCAAAATATGCAGCGTAGGATTGACTATGGGTCTCATGATCAAAGTACACTGCACCATACGCAATCTGTGCGTCTGTGGCCTTTACAACGCCCCACACTTTTTCCCAAACATCTGCCTGCGTTGGGGTACCACCGATGTCGTCCGCAGTGTGCTCGCTACCGTTAGACTTATACCACTGGATTTTTACATGTGTTTTTGTTGGATATCCACTTTTTACCATGGCGGAGACAAAGAAAACTTGTCCAGTGGTTACTGGGAACTTCTTTGATACCACATGAGCTCCCGTCGTTGCGCTGCAGACTGCCGCATACCCGTATCCGTATGGCCCACCGGTTCGTGCAGTTGTTGTCCACGGGCTTTCAAACGTCCAGTCGCGCAAACTTGCATTACCAAACTCGTCTTCTAGCACAGGATTTTCTACAAGGTTCTTAACGTCGCGTTTTACGTAGTGGAGATATTTGTTTGCATCCACCCAATATTGGCAACCAGTTTTTTTTGAGATGTAATCCATTGCTTGGCGAAGTGTCATGCCATTAAATGGCTCTTTGACTTTGCTCACCTCTGATCGTCCTGGGTTATCAGAAAGAAGCTTATAAGTAGACGCTGTTGAAAGAAGCGATCCAGCAATGGCAAAATAATGAGCCATCCAGGCAATAAACCAATTTCTTTCTTCGACAGGAAGCACTCGGTCAATAACAATAATGTCGCCAATCCAGCCATCGTAAAACCTTGAGGCAGCAGTAGAGCTATCCCATCCGTATCCAACAGTAAAGCTTGCTGCCGGCCCACCAATGGCATTCGTGGTACCGCTGTAGTTTGTCGCATTTGTAACGTACGGTGTTCCATCGTTTTTGCAAATTGTCAGGTTGTTTGTTCCTGTTGATGAATCAAGAGATATGTAGATAATAGAAGGAACATTCACGGTCAGTGTGAGCCCAGTATTATAGTAAGTACCGTACACCGTGCTAAAAACAACGTTTCCGCTTGAGTTAATCAAAAGCTCTCGGCGCTGCCCTGCATCCCGCGATCCATGGTGCCAGATAGTTTTATAGCCAGATGCAGGAAAAGAAGTTGGCTGAACAACCGTAATAGCGCTAAATGATTTTGACAACGAAGCAAAGCCGGTATCCATAACGTCTGCGTAGCCGGTATCGGAAGTTTTTGTATAGTTAGCAGTTGTAAGGGCATAGGTAAAGCTTGTTGAGTCTGGAACAGTATCAATCTCATAATAGCCATTGACTGCTGTTTTAGTTACTGCGCGGACATTGACAACTTGGCCCTCGCGGAATCGATGCGGGGCCTTTGTATAAATGGTAACAACATTGGATGCGACTTGAACATAGGCAATCTCGGTGCTGAACCGCGAGGAGAGTCCCTGGTAGCCGGTGGAAGTAAATTTAATTGCCTGCCTACCTCCAATGTAAGTCAGGGAATCTTCTGGGGCAGTAATGAAAGATGCACTTGGCACAGCTGCTCCTCCGCGTCCAGTGCTTGTTGTCCACGGGTAATTAAATTGCATAAGCGCAGCAGTCGCAGCAAACTCACCTGGCGCAGCGTCGGCAGCCGATCTGGTATCGGAAAATTTAATCCAGGCAACGCCACCAGAATTGTATGTTACCGATGAAGCAAGTCGCGCGCTTTTACTTGTAATGCTGTTAATGTAGTTTGTTGACGAACCAGTATTTGACCCGCTGTTGGTAAAGAAAATGAGATTGCCCTTAACCCTTTTAATTGTTTGCGATCCGTTAAGGCCAGAGGCGGCACCAGTTAGCCCGGAAATAGTAATTGCAGAACCAACTTCAAATGGGTGGCCAGAGCTTTTCCCAGATTTTGGCGCATACGGGGATACGTTTGCAGCAATTCCAATGACACCAGTATTTTTATAGCGACCATATCGGTATACGCGCCACGGATTTGTTGAGTAGGCATCTGAAACTGCCCCAGAAACAGCAGAAATGACGGCCCTACAAGCAAAATCTGCTAACCCCTCAACAACGATTACTTCGTTTTGATTAAACCATTGCGTTGTTGAATTATACCAAATCTGCGTGACGTTATCTTGACGACGAGCTGCAACAATTCGGAAGCGCTTGCTGTCCGCGTACAAGTTTTGAACTTTATCTTGAGCAAGTTGAATATACGTAGCATAAACGTAGGCACTTGCAAAATTTGTTCCATTCATCGTGCTGGAGTTCTTAACTTTAAATGTTGTTGGGGTTGCCTCCTCAACAACGGAAGCAGCAATGTTTAGAGATCCAACGCCACCGCTTTCTGTGATCCCACTGATGCCAATCACATCACCAACAACCAATGTGTTTGCGCAGGTATATGTGACATATGCACCGTCGGTGCTGGATGCCGTAATAGGAAACTTCTTCACTGTCATGCCGGGATCGGTTGCGGAGGTAAATCGGATGACTGTCGAGCTTTGTCGGTCGCATCGGAATGTCTGAGTGAATGACGTCTTTCCTGAGTCCATAAGCATGTTTTGAACATTGACATACTCTCCGGTTACCAAAGAGTGGTTTCCAAGTGTTGTGAATTCAACGTAATTATCTGTTGTGTTGTAGGAGCCAATAGAAGAAATTACATACCGCTCGTTAAGTGCACTTGTCAGGGCAACGCATCGCATGTCTGTTGTGATGTCTGCGGCGACCGGATCAAGAGAAAACCTATTGGAGCTAGTTTTATACTCGGACAATGGCATCCAAAGCTTTGCCCCAAGGGCGGCCGGGTAGGCCGGGTCTGGGAGGTAGGAAACAGGGCTAAATCGCGTATCATTGAGCTCTTCCTGGACATAGCTACCATTGTAAGTAATCCCAAGGCTCACGGAATTTCCGCTATACGGGTCAGTAGTTCGAACGTCGCTAAAAAGCGAAGCAGTACTTGGCGTTGCCCTTCCGGATGTTTCGCTACTCGCGGTATACGGAGCAGTTCCAGAGGCTGTCGCCTTAATCGAAACCTCAGAAAGAATCGAAGAGACAGTCCACGTCCCGTTATAATTTGTTGTTCGGTCGACAATGAAGGATTGACCAACAATCATGTCGTGGGCATCTTCCAGCGAAACAGTAATTTCTCTAGTCGAACCAGACCCGCCATCGTTAAGCTTCAAGATCTTTAGGCCGTTTTTTGCCTTGTCAGTGACCGCTCCACCCTTAATAATCTGATAGTCTTTTACATCATACGGAGCTTTGTATCGGTCAATGACTACCTCGTCAAGTAGTGCTGTATAGTCCTGGCAAGTAATCTTTGTGGTAATGGCACCGCCACTGCGTTCCCGGGCAACCTGCGTAATAATGCCACCAAAAATTAACGTGCCACTTTCATAGATTTGCACTTCAGACCGTGCGGGGATCTCAAAATCAAACGTTGGGTCAGCTAGAGCGGCGGTTGCTTTGGCGATATTTGTGGCCCCGGTATACGATGACCATCGGGTATTAGAGATTGGGAACATTGTGTAAATGGAAAAATTTGCGGTCGCCTGCGAGCCATCAGAGCTTTGGGTAAATGTGAACGACTCGCTCCCGCCATCCAGGAACATGACTCGATTTGTTACGTCAACAAAATCTGACAGCGTTGGATAGTCAAGAAGCTTAGGCTGAATTTTGACTGTAATTGTCCCAGTAACTTGGGCCATAAATTACCTCTTTACGTATCCGGTTGAGCGGAGCGCTCGAGCCTGTGCCGCCGCCACCCTCTCAGCCAATCGATCAATATCTGCAGCAGAGTTGAGCTGCGGATTATGGATGTTCACTGTACCACTAATTGGTGATCGAGATGGGTGTGCATGCACGTTCGGTGGGGTCATAGATCGTGGGCCACCAGTGAGGAGGTCCATAAGGAATCCAGGAGCAGACATTTCTGCCATTGTGCCGCCAATAGTTGCCCCAGTAATTCCCATAGTTTTTAAGAAATCTTTTGACAAATAATTACTAAATCCGTTGTTATCTAATGCTTTCAGGCCCCAATTTTGTAAGAAAGTAAGTTTTGACGCCATTTGCACAAACTTACCTGGCTCATAACCTGGTTGCCCAAGATTTTCCCATGATTGACCAAGTTTATATGACCATGATCCTTCCTTCATGCCATTTTCTACGTATCGCTCAAGTAGACCTCCCGCTTTTCCCGCAAGAGCCCCCAATGGTGCTCCGGCGCGCATCAAAAGCATCCCAAGAGCAGACTTCCAGTCTCCGCCCATTTGCCCATTTCTGCCAAAACGCGCTACGGTCTTTTGCCAATCTTGCATATTGTTTAGGTTATGCATTCCGGAATCACCCGACCCAGTGCCAAAGGCATACCCACCCAGGCCCATATTGACAGCGCCAAGAGCTCCCGCAGACGAGCGCAACCAGGACGGAAGCTTGTGGTTCGGGACGACACGAATACCGTTTTGCCCAACTTCGATCATCTCCGGTCCGCGTTCGCCAACCATGAACTGGCCGGCGCTGGAAATCATGCCGCCAGCTGCGCCTCCAGGAAGGATATACGATGGCAGGAATAACTGCGCATTTGCCTGACCAAGACTCGTTGGGCCACCAGTTCCGCCGCCATAAAGGGCGTTAGTGAGCGCCTCAATCAGGGATTGGTTGTTTGGCAGCAAGATGCCCTGCAGTGCCGTTCGGAAAGCGGAATCTTGACTCTTTACTTCAGATGCAAAGATCTCTGCGGTATCAGAGATATTGGCCATTTGATTGTTCAAACCAGTAATTGTCTTGACAAGCAGCGCCCGGATCTCGTCTTGCTTGTCTTGAGCAATATTTTTTCCTCCTCCGGTAGTAAAGTATCCTGGATCAACCTTTCCATTGGCGTACTTTTTGCCAAGGGCGGCAAGAACGCGCTGGACTGATTTCTTTTGATCAGCAAGATATTTTTCCTTGTACGTCTTTCCGGTAACCTTGGTCTGGCCTCCAGTGTTAAAGATGTCAAGGGCATCTTGCGCGGCCTTGTAAAGCTTGTCCTGTCGAGCGGCCTCGGCCGCTTTGGCAATTAACCCAGGAAGAGCTTTGAAGACCTTGGTTACGCTATTCTGCATGGCCTTCATAAAGCCATCGCCAAAGGACGACATAAACGAGTACCCCTGGCTTTGCGCAACGTCAAGATCAAGGCCGGCAGATGCAAAGATGTCTTTAAACTTCTGCTTGGCAGCAGCCGTTCCAATCCTTCCTTCTTGAATTTGCTTCATCAAATCGTCCATCTGCTCTTGGATGGATCGAGCCCGTTCTGCCTGATCCTTTTGTAGGGCCTTTGCCTTGTCTTCGTAGTAGGTCGTTGTTTCCGTATAAGAAACACTACCCTTGCCGGCTTCAATCGCCTTGGACATTTGATCCAACTTATTTGTGCCCATCTGGTTGAATAGGTCTCGAGCAGCTTCTCGAGCCTTGCGGGCGCGCTCCAACGGGGCAACAGATGCATCAAAGACATCAAGAGCAGCCTCAGCCGCAGCAGTACGCTGCTTCTCCAGCTCTGCCATCTTGTCCATCTCTTCGCGCTGCTGCTTCATGGCACCGTACTGCTCCTCAAGGACGCCAAGCCGAACCATTTCGCCGTTATACATAACCATAGTGTTCTCAAGGGCATGTGCCTTTTCATCCTCAAGCGCCTTCTTTTCGGCATCAAACATCTCTTGGATAATTTCCTGAGTTCGTGACGTAAGTCGAGCAAGGTCAGTTTGGAATGGCTCTAACGCTTTCTGGTAAGCGTCCTGAGCTTCTTTTAGCGCTGCGCCAGTGGCGTCTAGGTTGTCGGAAAGCACCTTTGCAATGGCGTCCTGAGCCTCCTTGCTTCCGCCAGCAAGGTCCTTAAACATGGCTTTAACTTGATCAACCGTTTTTCCTGTTGCCTTGGCAATTTGCTCAAAGCTGGCCCCCTCAAGGAACATCTTCCCAGCAAGCTTATCGGGGCTTTGAAGAATAAGCGCCTGAGCATTTTGACGAAGAAGATCTTCCGGGCTGACTTTATCAAGATATTCTTTTTGCCAAGCAGCAAGCTTTTTGACCCACTCATCAAGCTGGTCTTTTATTTCGCCTTCATTTGGCTGGTAGGCAAGTGCCTGCTCGGGGCTATAGCCATTCTCTATAAGGGTTTTATACAGGGTACTTCCCACTTGCACCTTGCCCGCCGTGGGCTTTTCTGGTGGAGCAGGAAGGTTGGTCGGAATATTCGGGAAAAGCTTTTGATATTCAGTTTTTCCATAGTAGTCAAGAAGTGTCTGCTGCGACGAGTATGCGCCTTGATAGTCAGCTGCTGCTTTTCGTTGCTCATCAGTTACTTGTTGATCCATCCACCATCCGACCAAAGCAGAAATTGCTATAAGAACACCAGCAATGGCGAGACCCATTGTTCCAAAAGCAACTTTAAGAGCATTTCCTGCCATGGCAAGACCGGAAATTCCAAAACCAACCTGTGTCAAACCATCGCCAATTGCTGTAAGGGTTTTGCTGTTAAGTGCTGAGCCCATCAGACTTGTAAACATGCCAATTCCCATCATGGCAGTACCAACCATCTGCGCCCTTGCGGCAATAGCCTTTATGACTGTTTTCAAACTTTCAAGGCTAAGCCCAGTGGTCTTAAGTTTCATCACAAATTGGCCAAGTTGCGCAATTGAGCTCTGATTGGCTTCTTTGTAGGCATTGGAAAGAGCGCGCATTCCGGAGGTGCCCATATCCTTCTTTAGAGCTGCCCACTCCACCTTTCCTTCAGCCGTGTTTCTATTGTTGTAAAGTTCCCTGTAGCGGCCCATAACAAGGTTGGCAGTTTCTGGATTTAGGGCATTATTCCGAACAAAAGCATTCTGGGTTGCCCCAGGAACTAGCGCACCGGCCGGGATACCAGTAAGTTCCATACCATTTGCTGCGGCAAATTTAGGAAGAATATGCATTGCTGCTCGCATAAGCGCAGGGCTTCCGTACCCCATTCCAGCAACCCCAGTTTGCCCAAGCGCCATTGTCGGAGAGGCGCCCATCATTGCCGCCAGCCCCTGTGGTTCATTTACAGAAAGACCATACAGCTTATTTCCGGCATACATGCGCTTGCTGGCGCCAAATGCTCCACCCGCGCCCATAAAGCCACCCATGGCTCGGCTGTTTTGCATGCGTTCAAGTGCCTGGGCGGCAGCCATGGTCGCATTCCCGAACTTTCCCATTGCGGCGGCCATGCCGTCCACAAGAACCTTTTTGCCGATAAACGCAGCAAGGGCCATACCAATGATGCTGGCAAATGGTTTAACTGCCGCGCCAATCTTGCTAAATACGTCAAGTAGGGTTATAAGAATTGGAGACAATGATCGAACAAGGGCCCCCATGGTGGCAAGGAATGTTTCAATTCCCGCAGAAAGACCCTCAGTTACTCCTGGAACAAAGTTATCACTAATTCTTGCAAGAATCTTGTCAAACTGTGGTTTCACCCGATCAAATAGATCGCCAAAGCCAAATGAGTTATTTTTTACTGCGGTCGAGATTGCACCGATTGCGGTGGTTACCAAGCCAATAGTTGCCAACAGGGGGTTAGATGCAAGGGTGGACATTAGCAACTTTGCGGCAATTGCAGCTACGCCAAGATTACGAATCACATCGTTTTCAAGAAGTTTTCCAATAGTGCCAATCCCGGCGCTGAAGTTTTGAACTAGACCACCAAGTGTTGATTTGGTGCTGCCAAGGGCTGATCCAAGTTTTCCAAACGTTGAAACAAAGCTACTACCAAGTTTCATGATGGCAGAAGCAAATCCTGGAATGAATTGACGCAGTGCCATTGCAATCTTGGAGATTATATCGCCAAATGCCTTAGACTTGTTAATCCATTTTTCTGTTTGGAACAAGTCTGCTAGCTGCACCGTAAAGTCTCGAACAACATCGAACAACGGCTTAAAGCTTGTTGCAATCAAAGATTGTGAGGTATCCGCAAGCGTGGTCATCGCTCCCGAGAACGTTCGGGAGTACGCCATCATTCCTCCGCCATAGCGCTCCCCAAGGCCCTGGAGAATGGCCTGCACGGACTCCGGTCCGGATAGTCTGCCGACTCGAGCGAGCTTGCGGATTGTCTCGACGGCGGTCTTTGGGTCAAGCAGCTTTTTATAAATCTCCATGTTAGCTTTCTTGAGCGCTGGATCTGCCTCAATCTGCTTGATAACCGCCTGTGACAAGATTTCATACCCGGCAATACCAGCGTTCGCCAGCTGCATCATGTCGTTTTGGTAGACGCGACCAGCGGAGTTCATCTGACCAAGGGCATACGTGACGCGGCGGAGCTTGTCGTCTTCTGCACCAAGTGCAGCTACGGCGTCGCCAATGTTAACAAGAGCTCCACGGAACTGCTTTGCCTCTCCGGTGAGCTTGCGCCATGGGTTTGGAATCTCCTCCAAAATAGCCATTTGCCCCTTGGCCTTTGCCTTCACGGAATCGATCTCAAAACCGAATGCCTTCATGCGGAGGGCTGCGGTCTCAAGATCACCGAATCGGAAGTTTGTAACGTTGGCAAAGTCACGCAAGACAACGATGAAGTCATCCGTCTTTTTCTTGGCATCCTCTAAGCTATACCCGGCATTGTGGAACAGGGTGGTAAATCCAACCGAAGCGGCCTCAATCTTTGCGTTGAACTCAATAATACCGCCACGCAGGTGGTTAATCATTCCTACGAAGGCGAATACTGCTTGCTGACCAATGGCAAGGTTTGCGGCAAACCTCAAGGATGACATCGCACCAGCAGTGAAGCCAGTACCAACCTCAGTCATCACCTTTCCAAGCTGGTTGAAGTTGATATTTCCCGATCCCATAACTCGATTGAGTCGCGTCTGTGCGTTGGCCATTGCCTCGGTTTCCATGACCTGCTTTTGATAGGCAACCTTTGCTCCACTCTTAAGTTCCGCAGATTGCAACCCGCGAGTAGAATAGGCCTCCCTAGCCTGTCGGAAGGCAGAGAGTGGCGCCCCAAGCGGTGAGTTATAAAGCGCTGATCCGGCAAGGCCGCGAGCATTCGCAAGGCTTTCTTGAATTTGCGCCTGCGGCATCATGAGGCGCTCCATGCCAACGCCACGGAAGAATCTTCCGCTTAGACCGCCGCCGGATACAAGCGCCTGTCCGTAATAGCGACGGATTGACTCAGCTGCGGTTTCTGGATTGTATGGAACGAGTGCGCCACCGCCAGTGAATGAGCCCGGTTGTCCTGGGGCGCCTGGTCGCGCCCCCTGCAAGACAACTCCTCCAGGGATTCCCGTATGCGGAACGTTCTCGAGAAGCATTGGCAGCTCCCTCGTTCCTCGACCGGCGCCTCGACTTGCTCGTCCGCCCGTAACAAGCCGCTCTGCGGCGGGAATTTCTGCCTTAGAAACTTCTTGGAACGAACGAACAAGCTGCCGAACCATTTGATTGGCTTTTTCCACGTGTTCCACATTCTTTGGATCAAAGAACGGCTTTGCGCCAGGAGCTTTAACAAAAGATTCTGGGTTCATGCCGAGTGCGAGCATGCCTTTCTCCAGCGGAGACAGGCCCACAAGATATTTTGCTACCTCTGATCGGGCACCGGAAATTTCTTGCATTGGGCGAGAAAGTTGGCTTTCTGGGCCAATAAGCGCTGTTGTTCCTTGCGCGGCAGCAGAAAGCAGTCCCATGCGTGTAGCCTGAAGGTTCTTGCCCTTAAAGCTTTCTGGCGTCAGGCCAGATAGGTAATTGCCAATGTGCGATGCGGCCTGCAAGCCTCCCGACTCTGGGAGAAGTCCCAGGCCAATGGCAGATCCAAATGATCGCTGGGCATAACGCTGTAGGCTTCCAAGCCCCTTACCAGTAGTTGATCCAAGTTTGTTGTAAATGTTTTTAATTGTTTCAAGATAATTATTAACAAGTTTAGTCTGCGCTGGGCTGGCAAGCTTTTGTAGTTCTGGTAGCAATCGGGCCGCCTCTTTGCCAACGCCAAACTCTGACATTGCTTTTTGGTTACCAAAACCGCCCGGAACAGCCTCGCCCATAAGTCGATGGAATGCCAGCTGTGCCGGAAGAGCTCCAGAAGACTTGGAAGTTGCTGCTTGCAGTCGATAAAACTCTGGGTCAAGGTGTCCAGCAGACATCGGCTCTCCGTACCGAGCGGCAGCGAGGGCATGGGGCATGTATTGAATATTCCCCTGAGCATTGCGAACAATTTGACCTTGATTGTTAATTTGCGGAACTTCTGCTGGGTTTCTATAGCCCTGGCGCATGCGCTCTTGGAATTGTCCATGCGACAACTCATGAATCATAGTGCGCAAAACTGACCCGCTTGATCGTTGTCGCAGGCCAGTAAGCAGCATGGAATTCTCCGCCGTGTTGTACATTCCCTGCAGTCCGCCCATTCCGCTTTCTGCAAGATTAAGGCTGGTCATTCTTCGAGCAGGTAGATATGTTTCAAGGAATGGTCGAAGCAAAGTTGAGAACCGTTGCATACCTTCAGGGCCGCCTTCGGTTTGGGCGTTTACTTGGGTAGATGCCAACTTTTCACCTTGGAGTGATCGAAGCGGGCCAAACTTTTCTGACAAAATGCTGATCTGTCGTGCCTGCTCTCGGCTCGAAAGGCCTTTGAACTCTGTTCCAGACATGAGCGCGCGCATCTGTTGGCGCAACTCATTGGCCTTCTGTGTATTTAGGACAGATTCATTTGGGTCAACAAGGTACTTACCGGTCTTTGCATTAAGGCCAGCAAGAGACATGTTGTAGTTTGATCGCAACCTAGCCAGGGTTGCGCGCCCTCCAGCCGCAGCATAGAGCGGGTTGGTTGGGTCTCCTCCGCCGGCTCCAGACAGTGCTGTTGGGCGGCCGCGACCGCCACCACCGGCTCCGCCGGTAAGCACCTTTTCGGCCTCCTTAACGACTTTCTCCTCTTCCTTTGCAACTTTCTCTTTTGCCTTGGAAGTTTTTGTGCCAGCCTCGGCCGCTTTTGTAGTCGCTACTGCTTCCTTCTGTTGAGTCTTTAGGGCGGTTCCAAACATTGCCGTAACAGACGCGGCAAGTTCTTCGTGACCATTTAGGGGATCAAGTGAAACGCCACGCTCTTTTGCAAGAGCTCGAAGATTGTTGGCCATTTGCAGTTGACCCATAGCAACTTCTGGAACTGCGCTGCGCGGTTGAGCAACGTAGTTTTGCAAATTTTCCATAAGCTTCATGTATCCGGTGGCAAGGCGGGTATTGAACACGCCTTGTCGCTTTGGGTCGGATTCTGCGTATGGGATATACCCACCGGCTCGCGCCTTGACGCTTCCCTGGGCAATACCAAGCTCACGAGGAGAGATGCCATATCCACCCTCGGGGGTTGCACGATACGCATTTGGTCGTCGGAATCCAGGGTTTGCCTTGGCAACCGTTTCAACAATCGCTTCAGATGCCGTAGTCGCTACTGCCTCACTTGCGGCTTTAACGGCAGGCTTTGCGGCAATGGCTGCAGCTGTTGGAACAGCCTGTGGCATGCCAGAGAAGACTTCATTCAAAACCGTCTCAAACAACGCAGCTTTTTGGGCGGAAGATCCCTTGCCCCTCATCCCCTTTGACCCCTGCACATATCGATTAGATGCCTCAATAGCCATCCGTACGGCCTGGCGAGGATCAGCCTTCATCGACCCGCCTTCTTCGCCAAAGAGGCTTGCCTGGGCTCCTTCTGCCTTTGCCCCATAAGAAGTCATTGTGCTTAGGAATGCGCCAAGACCACCAGATGGAACGGAAAGCATTGCAGAAGCTAGGCGCACATGCTCGCGTGGGATTTTTCCTCCAAACATAGTCTTTTGTGAAAGAAGCGCGCGCGCTGCGCCAAGTTGATTTCCAACAAGGCCCTCTCGTTGAGCGCCGCTAATCCATGCCTGAGGTCCAGTGGTGGCCTCTTGCATCAGCTTTAGGGCCCCAGGGAGGTTGTTAAAGATTGGGTCCATGGCAGCTGGCAGTTCACCACTCTCAATGCGGCCGCGCAGGCGCAGTTGTGGTCCAAGGTTGCGTTCAAGGGCCGCACGAGTAGTTGATCCAAGAGCGCTTGGCTCTTTGCTATACGCGGAGGTCAACATCTCGGCGGTGGCGGTGTTATTGCCGTATGCCTTGGCAACAAGCGTCTGCATCATCAGGTTGGTCATCTCGGTGCCAGTCCCAAAACGCTTCGATGCAAGTGTTGAGCCAAGCGCCTCTTCAACTAGTTGGCCCCTAAATGCCGAGAATGCTTCGCCCTTACCGGCAGCAATTGACTTTCGTGGATCTCCGGCAAGGAGTGACTGTGGGAGCGGGCCAATCATGCGAGACGCTGCGTGCGCGATCTCCTCAGTGGTCAAACCAGTTCTAGCGTTGAGCTGAAGACCAAGTTGACCTTGCTGACGTGGGCCAAGCTGCTCCATAGAGGAAGTAAGACGCCGAACAAGCATAGGGGTTTCTCCGGCAGCAATAATTGCCTTCGCCTCTTTTGCCAATGCAGCAGTTTCGCCCTTGCCAAACTCTCCCGGGTTTTTCTTCATGAACTCAGCAACAGAACCTCGAATAACTTCTTTTCCAGTTTCCCCAAGGTTTTTTACAATTTGTCGCATGCCCAACGTTCGTCCGTTTCCAGAAAGAACAAACTCTTGCCCAGCTTGGTTTACTACTGTGGCAATAAGTCCTTCTTCAAGGTTAGTTGTTGGGGTAAAAATTTTCTCACGTTGAAACTTAGTTGACATGTTGTGAATTTCTTCTCGAGTTTTTTGAGAGAGTTGGGCTTGTGATCCTCGTGGTCGAGGCTGCATAACTGTTGGATAGCCACGCTCTGATTCAGTGGAGGCAATCATGCGCTCCAGAGAGGTCATGCCATATTTTGCGCCAAGCGTAAATGCGCCGGTACGCGGATCTTCATACATTCCTGGCTTACGAGGGCCAAATCCTGCCTCATCTCGGTACCCGCGACCATTGATAACCCCGCCAGCCTTTCGGGCAAGAGAAATGAAATTCTGCAAGGCGCGTGCGTCCGACGGTGTTCCTGGGAACGTAATCGGTTTGAACTCCCTATTTACCGGCTTTGCTACGGGATGCCCACTTGGCCGGCCCTCAATCCTCCAGCCCTGTTGCTCCAGTTGCATGAGGACATTACGCCAATCCTTTGGAATGCCCTTTAGGTCAGAAACGTCACCCCATCGGCCCTCTCGACTTCCGCCGCCCCTGCCACCTCCGGCGTAACGAGTTTGCGTTGGGGTTGGGTTTGCCTCAACGTAGCGCTTCTGCTCTGCAAGCTGACGGCGCATCTCAATTGCAGCTCGGAGCTGTCGGGAGCCCTGAGTATTTGGATCTGTGGCGCGAATATTTTCCGATTGAGCAGCCTGGACCATACGTGACCGCTCGCGCTCTAGGCGCTTAGTGGTTCCCCTGGCAATTTCCTGTGTAATTCTTGACTCGCGCTCCAACATCGTTCGATGCGCGCGTTCCCTGGCAGCCCGCCCAGCCTCAAACTCTTTCATGAAATCAGAAGAGTCACGGAGGCCACTCATTGTTCGGCTGAGCCGCTGCATGGCCGGGATAGTCTGGCGGTTGATTGCCGTTGCCATGGCAACTGGATCAAACCCGGCATTGCGCGCCATTCTTCCGCCAAGAAGTGGGGAGGCGGCAGCAGTTCGATCAAGCTGACGAAGTGCGGGGATGGCTAAGCGCTGAATATCGCGCGCAAATCCTGCAGGGGTAAATGCTCCAGAGGCACCACCAGCGCGACCGCCAACGCCGAGTTGGCCAAGGTTGGTTTTCTGGCTGGCAGCCTGAAGCTCGCGCAGTCCGGTGAGGAGTCGGGAGATGTCGGCAAGAGCTCGGGCTACGCCAGAATTAAACGCAGACGAGTCTAGAGATAGACCTACGCTTGCGACATTCCCGCCCTTACCCTCAGCCACTCAAAACCCCCACTCATCCGCCGGACTGCCCACCGGGCTTGCCGAACACGGAAATCATCTGCTCAAGTGAGCCGATGTTGCTCATTCCCTTGCTACCTTCGGCAAACTTCGCTCGGTTCTTAGAGCTCTTCGAAGACGAGGATGAATTATCCTTCATCTCTTTATCACGCTGTTCGATATATTTTGCGAATGCGTTTAGCTGGGGTAGCGTGAGTTGCATGAAATCGTTTGGGGTATAACCAAAGGCATCTGCGTAAGACGCCATGATCGATCCCCAGTCGATCTCAGACCAGCTTACGCCTCCGCTTTTCCCTCGATGCCCTCTTCACCGCTGCCAATCAGGCCGCTTGAACGGAGCACCTTGTCGATCTCGTCACGCATAGTGTCAAGCGAGAATCGCTCGCCAACGCCGCGCTCGTCGATCTTGGGATCATCCTTGCGAAGGACAAGCCAAAGAATGTAGCGAAGAACAGTGAAACGTGTCAGGTCAACCTTGTCAAGGCCACCAAACTTCTCCTCAATGTCAGCGAGATCATTGAGGTTGAGTACGCGCGCAGCGCGCACCTCATTAAGGTTCGCCATGTGAACTCCTTGCCCCTGCGGGGCCTACCAGCTGCTAACGCTTAATTAAGCGTTGATCGACACAATCTGCGCCGTGCTGGAATCATACTGTAGGTTGAGCTCAAGATCAACCTTGATGATGTCCTCGCGCGTGAAAGGGATATTGTGCTGGTAAATGCATGCCTTGTAGGCCGTGATCTCTACCGTCTTTGATGGGTCGTCAGAGCGGGTGTGGGTGAACACGGCGCGAACCGGTCGGTTTCGAAGCATTGACAGGTCAAGAGGATTGACAGCAGCAGTGCCAAAACTAATGGTTTCCTTGTAGTTTAGGCTGCCTGGGTAGATGCTTGTGCTTGCATTGCTCCCACCGGTGACGCTAAAGATTTTCTGGAAACGCATTGGGTCAAGCTCAATGCCACGAACGCGAATGTTTGACTTACCACCGAAGTGGGCCTTGGCAATAGGGAAGTTGTACTGACCAAAGAATTCGCGCTCCTGGAATGTAATATCAAACTCGACATCGCCGCCGATTTCGCCAATGTCTTGGAGGCCCTTGTATTTTGCAAGATCCGCGCCAGCTGGGTCAGCAAGTGCGGTAACGCTAAACGTTGTAGTTCCAGAGCTTACTGAGCCCTGCTTCCAATCATATCCATTAACGTTGCCAACATAAATGTCATAGCCGGAGCTTGCGCCAGAAAGGGCAGTCCAGGAGACATCAAGCTTGCCGGTTGCGCTAAGGACAACGATAAACGTTGCAGATGGGGTTGCGACACCAGCAGAGTTCTTTCCGGCGACACGTACGTAGTACGTGCCAGCCGGAACGGAACCGCTAACAATAGAGGGGGTCACGGACACGCCGGACACCTGTGTGTACAAGCCGCCGTTAAGCCATGTTCCAAGCTTGAGACGACCACTTCCGAGAGTGAACATGTTCGTGACCCCCTAATCTACTATTACGCCTCGATGAGAACGACCGAAGGGGTCGCGCTCGACGAGCTGACTGTTTGCTTGCAATCGCGGTCCACAACGGCCGAGAAGTCAAGGTCCTGACGGGCAATGTCTTCACGGGTGAACGGCATCATGAGCTGCATGCTATATGCCTTCGGAAGGTGAATAATCACCGACTTCGAAGGATCGTCCGAGCGAATGTGCTCAAACTTCACATACAGCGGGCGTGGAAGCCCCATCAACGCCGTAACGTTAGTGAGGGTTGTGTTACCAGTTGGTCGACCGCCGTCTGGGTCAAAGTTGACCGAATAGCTGCCACCGCTGAAGTTGTTATGCGCGTAGCCGTATGCCGATGCGGTATCCAGAAGATTCGTGTCCGAAGTGGTCTTTGACTCACCAAGCGAAACGTGGAAGAGGTTCTTCACGTTGTCCCAGTTGATCTCGACGCCACGAGCGCGGATATCGGCCTTGCCGCCGAAGAACGCCTTGGCAATCGGGAAGTTTGACTGACCGTAGAACTCGCGCTCCTGGAAGTTGATGTCAAACTCAACATCGCCACCGATTTCACCAACGGTCACGAGCTCGCCCGTGTTACCGTAGCCGTCGCTGGTAGTAAAGTAAGGTGCAGCAGCGTTGATGACGGCTCCGGACTTCCAGAACGCCACCTTGACTACACCGGATCCAAGTGTAAGCATGTGTTTTCTCCTATGTCTTGATGACGCTATACCGGATCACTCGCCGGTATTCCAGACTCGTGTCGTCGTAGATGTCCTGCTCTGTCACTTTATGCGACAAATGCAAAACAGTCCCGTTCGGCCCCGAGAGGCGCTTCCTATTAAGCACCACATCCACGCGGTTGCCAATAGTATTCATCTCTGCGGCCCCGTTTTTACTCACGATTAGGACATCCACAATAGGGCGATCAACACCCAAGGCTACGTCGCTCCCGCCGCCATAAATGGCCACGCGAATAGACGGCAAATTGGACTTCCCTGGGTTATAAACGGGATAGACCTTTTTATCCGTGGCAGTACCACCCAGCAACGTTTGAAGCTGGGCATCAGAGCTCAGTGCGGTAAAAAAGGCTTCGTAGATGCCATACATGCCCGGGATTGTACTTCTTGACATGCTCATCATCTACCATAAATTCTTCTGCGCCTACACGATTTTGTGGATATGTGGTTCAAAGTGTGATATAGTCCCTCTGGCCGAAAATGGCCAGAAGGAGTTGTAACATGGGTTTTAGGGATTTGTTCTCCAAGAAGACAACCAAGCCGTCGAAGGCGCAGAAGGCTGCCCCTAAGAAGGCTACAAAGCCAGCCGCAAAGCCTGCCGCAAAGCCGGCAGCTAAGAAGCCTGCTTCTGGCAAGAAGTAGGGATAATCTCCCCGGAGGTTTCATGACAGAAAATTATCGGTATCTGAGGCCGTGGTCGGCTGCAGAAAAGCAGGATGCTTTAAAGATGGATTTTAGCGAGTTTGGCAAAACGTACCCAGATCGTTCGATTCACGGGTACAAGATCATGCGAAACAAGCTGCTCCGGGGAGAGAAGTCTTTTATTGATCGGCGGGCCTTCAATGGTCGCTCGCCGGAGATTATCCCCGGCACGTTGCGGGAGGCCATTGCGTCTGCTCGCGGAAAGGTGGAACTTGTGAAGGAAGTTGCCGAAAAAGAAGTTGCTTCGTATGAGGCAATCGGCGAGGTTGAGCGGCTCAAGTCCGCTCACCGCAAGGCACTGAAGAAGTTGGAAGACAAAGAACGCGACCGAAACGAGCTTGTTGAGGCTGTTTACCAGGCAGCCCGAGAAGCTTCTGCGGCAATGAATATTGCCCCGGTTGCTCAACCGAAGGCAGATAAGCGCAAGGCCGATGATGAAACAGCTATTTTGCTGCTTTCAGACTGGCAGCTTGGAAAAATTACACCGACGTACAATTCCGATGTCGCCGCAGAGCGCATTAAGTCGCTCTCTGACAAGGTGGAGCGCCTTGTCGAGATTCAGCGTGCAGCACATCCAGTCAAGGAGCTCCGCGTGTATCTGCTTGGCGACTTGGTTGAGGGGGAAGACATTTTCCCCGGTCAGGCACACCTTATTGATGCCTCACTGTACAATCAGATTTTTCACGGTGGCGAGATCCTTGCCAATCTTGTTCGCCGACTGGCATCGGTTTTTGAGAAGGTGCGCGTTGTTGGCGTCATTGGCAATCACGGCCGTCTTGGCCGTCGCGGCACGTTCCACCCGGAATCCAATGCCGACGCCATGATGTACCGCATTGCTTCGATGACGTTGAAGGAGCAGAAGAACGTTGAGTGGGTGGAGACCATCTCCGCCGGCGAACGTGCTTGGTTTGCGACCGATGAGGTTAAGGGTAAGACATGGTTCCTGTTCCATGGCGATCAGGTATCAGGTGGCTTTGCTGGGTTCCCTTGGTATGGGTTTGGCAAGAAGCTGCAGGGCTGGAACATGACTGTTGCGCGGTTTGATTACAGCGCAGCCGGCCACTTCCACACCCCAACGCGAATGTACCTGAACGGTATTACGCACTGGAGCGGCGGCTCTACGGAAAGCTCAAATACCTATGCCCAGGAGCAGCTTGCCTCTGCTGGCGAACCATGCCAGTGGTTGCTGTTTCAGCATGAGAGTGGTGTGACGGCGGAGTATTTGATCCGCTTAAGCTAACCCGGCCTTGCGAAGCTTGTATCGACGCTGGCGCATAATCTTTTTGTAATGCGACGAGCTAAGCGATGCAAGCTTTCGCGCCTTAAATCCACGGCCACTTGAGGTTCCAACCGGCGACGCCCCAAACTTAGCGGCAAGAGCAGCAATTGACTTGGCGCTAAGTTTTAGCTTTCCAGCACCGTATCCAGCGGCCCCCTGCGCGGCAACGCGAATGGCCTGAGTAACCTCGTAGGCAACTGCCTGAGATAAAGCATTTCCAATAAGTCCAAGGCGAGATTGAAATGCGCGCATGGCGGCGCCAAGAAAGTCTTGCTTAACGTACCCTACGTATGGGTGCTCCCCGCCAGAGGAGCTTCCTTGCTGGGGGTCCGTGCCGTAGGTTACCATCACGGCTGCAACCTTACCTTTACCGGCTGGGGTTACAGAAAAGACGCTTTGCGAGCGACGCTTTTTAGGGAATGCTTCGCTATTGTATGGTCCTTGAAGACCATCAGCCAACGCTCCGGTATCAACAGGGGCAGCCTGTGCGGCCATCCCCGCAAGGCTTTGTGCGCCACCGTACACTTCGGCTTGGATGATCTCTGTGGCAGCTTGAACAAATGTTGGGTCAATCTGCTGCTGCGCCTGCTTAAGAGTATTTTCAACGGCCTTCAGCTGCTGTTGGGCAACGGAAATGTTAAAGCCTACCGATCCGCGAGCCATTTACCGCTCGACAATCCAAGCCTCCACCAAAAGGTGGTGCTTGAGGGATTCCTCGTTAATCGATGCAACGGTAAACTCTTTGCCGCCGGTAATCAACGTGTCGTTGATTGCTGGCCGGTCGCTATCGTCAAGATATGGCAACCAAAACTTAAACATGCTCTTAGAGCTTCGGCCGGTCTGGTTCGGTTGATCATTTCCGTAGACCTGCTGATAGTGCCCACGCTTAGTCCAGACCTCAGCCTCGACAATAACCGGAGCTCCGATAGCATCCTGGGACACCGACCCCTGGCGCTTAAGCGTGATTGTGCTGATAAAACCCGGCAAACTCATCGAATGGATGTCCTAATGTAAGCATCAAGCATAAGCGTTGCGGCAAGCGGTATCGATGCCAATGGATCTCGCTTAACCCTTGAGCCACCGGAACCGGCCTGATCAGCATAGATCTCCATCTCCCCGACGCGCAGGCGGCTGATACCCTGGAGGCCCTGCTTAGTAACGTTGTCTTTTGCCAACAGGTCAACGGTAATGAGTGCCGTTGCGTCTTTGATGTCCTGTGGGATATTTGTCTTTCCGTGGGTATAAGTAATCTCCGCCACCGGCTCAATCATGCCAAGGGCGACAATTGCTGGGAAAAGAGAATAGGTAACGTTGGCCAGGCTAGTAATTTCAATATAGCCACGGTCGTCATTGATAAAAATGTCGTTAACGGTAAACGCAGCAGATTGCTGCGCGCTAACGTAGATCCTAACAGCCTCCACAGAAATAACATTCTTATGGCGCGGATAGATACGACGAGTATGCTGATCCCACTTATGGCGTTCTACGGATCGCCTATGGTCAAAAGAGTACCCAACGTACGAATCAACCATGGAGCTGGCCATCTTGACCATCGAGCGGATCTTTTGATCGCTTACCTCGGTGCCGTCTGGCAAACTGAGGTCACCGATCTCGTACTCTCGAAACTCTGAGACATTTAGATATCCTTCCACCCGCCCAACGATGTTGATACTCCATGATCCTGTTGCGTTTGTGCCGGAGTGGTTAAGACGGTAGGAGTAAAAATGTGTTGCATCCCCCTCTACGTCTGTATAGGTATACGAAGAGACGTTGGCCACGAGGGGGGTGTATCCGAGCAGTTCCCACGTTCCAGACTTTGCCGTTGCGTCATCTTCTGTATCGGCTCGCCCAACCTGAATACGGTTGTACGTGGCGATATCAGAGATAATTCCCGGTACAGAGAGCGTCACGAGGCTGGCCATTTATCTGCCCTTTGCTATTCCCGGCAGTGCCGGTAAATGATTCAACGTTTAGAGCGCACGAACCCATTCAACCCATTCAGCGGGAACGGCAGCCCGAGTGGCGCCATTGAGCTGAACTGGGCGAACCCAGGTTCCATCTGGGAGGGTGAACGACTGTGTTACCCGGACGTTGATTTGCCATACGCCTGGAAGAACCTCAAACTCGTCTGCCTGGGCAGTGACTTTGACCGGCTCAACAGCTGCAGTTGGGGAAACCGGCTCAACAACCGGCTCAGGAACAACAACCGGCTCAGCCTCAACGACCGGCTCCGGCTTATCGTCCTCAATGCCCAAGATATCCTTGATGTCAACCATGAGAGTACTCCTTATCTCAGATGCGTTTGCATCCGTGTTGCTCGACCTCTGGAAGGAGGCGAAGCGGGATTTTGGCCTTTCCATTGACGAATCGGATTACCAAGTCGTCTGAAAGCATAATTGTTTTTCCGCCGTCCCAGGTAATTTCTACCAGGTATTCGGGGTTTCGTGCAATAGCATGAGCAATTGCTTTCTTGGCCATGATTTCGTGATGCGGGATTTTCCTGTTTTTTCGTCTTTTTGCCATAGTTACCTCAAAGCAAAGGGGGCGGGGTCACTCACCCCGCCCCCCAGGCATTTCAGAGACCGATGCCTCTTAGATCGAAACGCGGATCTTCCCGTTGAACTGCGGGGTCTTGTTGGCAAGACCGTACATGCAGTACATGATGTAGAGGCGCGAAAGGGCGCCGTTCACACCAACTGGAATCTCGAGCGTCGTGATCGAGTCCGAACCAAGGTACGGCATCGACCAGACCGACTCGTCCACGACATACATGTCGCGGTAAGCCGTCGAGCTATAGGTGTACGTCCCGATTGCATCGCCAGGAACGGCCAGGAGCGGAAGCTCGCCGGCAGCCGTGACAACGGAACCAAGACCAAGGCCCATCTGCTCGCCCGCTCGGCTTGCGCCGGTATAGCGAACAAGGTTCGTGACCTCGTTGACCAAGCCGGCGTAGTCGGCTGGGTTCACAAGGATTGCCGATGGGTTGCCACCAGCGCTGAGGATGTCAGCAACGTTGTTGTTGATGACGCTCAGGTAAGCAGCGGTACCCTTGTTTGCGATCTGGGCAGTACCGGCCGCAGCTCCGAGGAGCTTGCGGAGGCCGTCAAAGCCGTTTGCATCGTAGGCACCGAGCTCGGTAGCCGCGCCCGCACCGGAAGTGGTGTTGGCGTTACCCTGGAAGAGGGTCTTCTGAAGCTTGTGGGCGATGGCAGTGACGCCACCCTCAAGCTCGGTCGAAAGGCCCTGCTGCCCCGGGGCGCCGCCCTGGGTAATCGCAAACTGCGACTTCAGGGTGATACCACGGCGGGTTGCCAAAACGGCCACGTTGGTCGTCTGGCGGGCGTAGGTGTTCACGTCGTCCGTGACCGTGCCGGTCTCAGTCTGGAACACCGCATCGCCGTAAGCAGTCTGCTGATTGAACGCATGCACAAGGCCGTTTGCCGGCTCCTTGCGAAGGCGCTCAAAGAACGGGAACTTCTTAACAAAGATCGCGTAAAGGATTGGCTCGAGATCCTGGCGGATAAGCGCCGCGCCGCCGCTGGCATCGAGCAGCTTGGCAATGTTCGGGTTCGCAACCGCAAGGCGGTTAAGAACATCGGACGAAGCCTGCTTGCCCGCTTCGCGGGTGGCCTGGATGTCGAGCGCCTCGCCAAGTTCCATGCGGCTCATCTTCGAGAACTTCTTGCGAAGCTCGCGCTGAGTAGCATAGGCCTCGGCGACATCAATGGACTCGTCGGCAACACGGCCGACAAGGTGCGGAGCATTGCCAAGGGTTTCAAGACCCTTCGCAACTTCCTGCAACTTCTCGTTGAGTTCGCTCATGATTTTACTCCTCGCTGTCCAGCATGCGCTGGATGACGGGCGAAAGCCAAGGGGCCTTCGTCCCGGAATTGTTTGTAGGAACTGAATACGACTTGCGACCCGATGGGAGATCCATCAGTCGCCCGACGACATCAAGTGCCTTTGCAAGATCAGCCTCGACCGTGGCCTTCTGGCTAAGTAGTTCGGTCAGCTGAGCCTTGACGGCTGCGACCTCCTGCTGAGCGGCAAAGGCTGCATCCAGCGCAGACTTGGCGATAGCGGTTACCTCGTCGACAGCCGGAGCCTCGACAGCAACCTCAGCCTCAGGCTCTACAGGTGCCACAACTGGCTCCTCTACAACCTCAGGCGCAACTTCAGGCTTTGGCTCTTCGGCCTCCACCGCAGCCTCCGGCTCGCCATCAGCGGCAAGCTCAGCGACCTTAGAAATGATTCGCGCGCGCTCACCAGCGCTGGCGCGAACAAGGACGGCCCCAAGATCCTGCAGAACCTGGACAGCCGGATCAACGGCTTCCTCGGCAGCAGGCTCATCAGCGGCGGGCTCTTCAGCGGCAGGCTCAACGGCCGGCGCTTCAACCACGGGCTCCGCTACGGGCTCGGTGTCAGACTTGGCAATGTCAGCTGGGGCCTCTACGGCCTCGGCATCAATGGCCTGGTTTTCTTCTGCGGGCTTAACCTTTTCCTTGTCATCGCTTTGCGTGACAGTGACGGTGACCCGCGTGGCCTTTTCAGTATCCACGATAGTGTCTCCTTCAGTACCGCCCTCTTCTGGGGCCTCTGGTGTCTCAGCCGGTTCTGGCTGAGACTCTTCAGGGGCCAAAGAAGCACGAAGCTGCCATGACCACTTTTGATGCATATCCTGGCGCTCTGCCAGGAAGTTAAGAATACCCTGCATGTTGAGGCGGGTAGCCTCACCAATGGCATGGGCGATGCAATCAAGAACCATCTCGTTAGCGGCGTAGACCGCCTCAGCAAGGCTCTCTTCGTCGTTGTCGTCTGCAACTGGCTCACCTTCGGCTCGAGAGGCAATCTCGCGGATATCGCCAAGGGCAGGAGCATTTAGTTTACGCAAGAGCTCAGCCGTTGGATCAATGGCCTCTTGAGCGTCTTCGTAGATCTCCCCAAACAGCTCGTGATACTCGCTAAAATCTTCACCAACAACGTTCCAATGGGCGCCATGCGCCTTAAGATAGAACGAAACCGTATCAGCAAGAAGGTCCTGCAACGCATTAACAAGAGCGGCGCGCTCAGGGGCTGGCTGACCTTCAACTTCAACAGCCTTCGTGTCAAATTCAAAAATACCCTTCAGGGAGTCAATCTTGCGCAAGGTGGAGCACTTATGCCCAACTAGCGTGTCGGTCTCCGCCCATCCATCGGCAGCCTCGCGCCAAATGCGGATAAGGGCAGCCGGATCTTCTGGCGTAGCCTCAATCTTGAAGTCAGAGTCCGGAACACCAAGGGTGCCCTCGCGCATTACATGCTCAATGCGCCCTCGCGCGGTTCCGCCACTGGAGCCCCAGGAGACAAAATCTCCCTCAACCAAATCGGTTGCTGCTTTCTCATCAACGACAAGCTCGCCGGACTTCTCTGCAGCCTTGAGACTCTTGATAGCGTTCTGAAGGTATGAGCGCTGGTTGGCAGGAATGCCGACGACAGATGCCTCCATCAGCTTGACTGAGTCGATAACATAGCTATCTTCACCAGTCTTTGCGTCCTTCTTCTTGGAGACGCGATCAACACGGGCACCGATGGATAGGCCAAGTTTGACGCCGCGCTTAATAGCCTTGTAGGCGCGCATAGCCTCTGGGTTCTCGTCCTCTTTGCAAACAAGGACATCAATGTCGAGGTCATAGACCTCGGAGTTTGTCTCAGCATCAAAACGCTTGACAACGCGGGCATCGGTAACAGAGCCAAAAAGGTCCTCTGGCACATTGTAGTTATGGTTAAGAAAGATCGTCATATTCTGCTTGGCGGTGTCTGCCATCGTTCGGATAGCATTCAGCGTCATCTCGTCGCCATGCAGATCTCGGATCGTTGATGAGGTCGTCCCGGTGACATAGAGCTCGCCGTCTGACGCCTCATATGCCTTTAGGGCATTGGTGTACACCTTGAAATCCACAGTTACCTCCAGTGGTATTGAGAGATCTTGCGCGCAATCACTGATCTCGTCAATGAGACGATTATCTCATCTGTTTTTGCAGTTTACACAAACTGCTGGGATTTTGAAAGAAATCCTTACCCAAGTTTTTAACAAACAAGCTGCCTAGACGACAATACATGGATGTTCTGCGGCACGTACCACAGTAGATGACTGCTGTCAGCCTTTATAGTATTGACTATGGAACATGACAAGCACCATCGACCCCGGGACCTAGAGGAGCATGGCCTGTGCGTGCTTTGTGCCGAGATCCGAGAGCGCGGACGCGAGGTCCGGGAGCTTGCCTCGGCGCTTATCCGTTTGCAGAAGACGATTGCCCCAGTTCTTGAAGAATATCAGAAAGTCAAGCGCTCCCACCCCAAGTGTTCCTGCTGCGGGATTATGACCGGCCCGCACCACTGGATTTCCAACACCGTCCCAGAACCCATGGTCCCACGGGCCAAGGGTCAAAAGCGCTACTCAGTGTGTGAGTTCTGCTACAGCGACCTCAAAGCCGCTCGACGAAGCGTCCCCCAGCAGCGAAAGCACGACATTGACATCGATCAGGCGTTCCGCGAGCTGGACAAACTTGACGGCATTGAAGAGGACGAAATTTGACACCCCCCATCCATACGACCATCGAGGTCGATTTTACAGACGGCCGGCAGGTAGTCCCTGACTGGTGGGGGAAATATCTGCTACCATATACAGATGGCTACCGAGGCGGTAGACGGGTCGTCTCTTGCACAAAAGCAGAGATGCAAGACATTATAAACCGACGTATGACCGACGACATCTTCTGGTCGGCAGTTCGGCGTAGCAAGAACGGACGGTAGGCATGGCGGAAAACCGCTCACTCTTTGGCCGCATCCTTGGCGGCGTTGGCATTTCCTTTGGCGGCTCAGAGAAGGCGCTTAGTACGGTGCCGGACTATGACTCGTCTCCATATGCCCGTGGCGTTGCCGGTGTTGCACACGCCCAAAAACGCAGCACCCAACAGCTCCGACGATGGTCGCGCACCAATCCATGGATTCGTGCTGCCATTAACCTTCGCCGCACTCAAGTTAGCCGCGCAAAGTGGGATATTGTTTCCGTTGACTCAGACAGCCCGGTTAATGCAGCAAAAGTTGATCAGATCAAAAAGCTTCTGCGCATGCCAAATGATCGCATGGATTCATGGCGCTCACTCATGGAGCCGATCATCGAGGACATTCTTGTCCTTGATCAAGGCGTCATTGAGGTTGAGACAACCAAGGGCGGACGCATTGGCCTGAAGAGCAACCCAGTTGCTGGCCTGTATGCCAAGGATGGCGCAAAGATTGTGTTTGACTCGGCCTGGGATGGCAGCGACCCGAAGAAGCCACGCTATTACGAAATGGCAGAGGATGGCCGAGAGGTCGAGGCATACCTGAACCATGAGTTGATTGTTATTATTTCTAACCCGGTGACGTACACCCCGCTTGGGCTTTCGCCGCTGGAGGTTCTCGCCGACACTATTGAGTCCGATCTTGCCGCAGCTGCCTACAACGCAAAGGCCGTGATGGCTGCCGCGCCTCCTGGGGTTCTGCACCTTGGAGAGGGCGTTCGTCCGGATCAAGTTGATGCATTCCGTGCCTACTGGGACGCCGAGATTGCCGGTCGCAGCCAGATTGCCATTACGGGCGGCGGTAAGGGGATTCAGTGGATGCCACTTGCTTCGTCAAACCGCGACATGCAGTTCATGGAATGGCAAGTCTATCTTGCCCGAAAGATCTGCGCTGTCTTTGGCGTGCAGCCACAGGACATTGGCATCGGCTTTGACGTCAACCGAGCTTCGGCAGACGTTGGCGCGGCCTTTACCCAGGATGTCGGCATCGCTCCGTTGCTTGACCTTATTGCCGAGTACATGACGCGCGAGATTGTCTGGCGCTATGACGAGAATCTACGTTTTGCCTACACCGAAATGGGCAAGCAAAGCCAGGCTGAGATGTCTGCATATTACAAGCAGGCATTAGCCGGCCTTCCATGGCTTCGCCTTAATGACGCCCTCCGAGAGCGTGGACAGGATGGCGTTGGCGAGCAGGGTGAGCAGATTTGGCTACCAAGTCCTCAGGGCTACATGCCAATGGATGTCTATATGAAGTATCTGGACAATCTTGTATCTGGCGGAGCTCAGCCGTCACCTGATGGCAATACCCCTCCAACAGCAAACAATCCGCAGGGCGTTCCCTCACCAGACCAGGGTCAGAACATGGTTCCGGACAACACGCCGTCCAACAGCCCGCAGTCGCAGACGTCAAAGGCTGATGGCGACCCAATCATTGTTTGCGATATTGATGGCACGCTGACCGTTCATGACGGAAGCAACGAGCCTAACGAGGCTGTGGTTGGGTATCTGCAGCGGCAGGCAGACAATCATCGTATCTTTATCGTCAGCGCACGATCTTCCAAGCGCCTGGATGAGACACGCCAGTGGCTTGAGGACAATGACGTTCCGCACGATGCCATCTATCTCTCTGACTTCCCGACTGGAGCTGGCCTGCAGTTCAAGAAGTACAAGATCTCCAAGATTCTCAAGGAAAGCGGCAATGTGACCGAGGCAATCGAAAACGATGCTGAGGTGCGCGCAGCCTACAAGGCAGCCGGCGTTCAAAACGTTCACGGTCCAGATGAGGTTGCCAGCAAGTTTGCTGCAGCTGATTACTCTGGGATCAATCTGAACGTTCCGTCCGCAGTTCAAGCTGAGGCGAAGCGTGGTTTGAAGTGGCGCGAGGAGTTTGGTCGCGGTGGCATTGGGCCTGGTCAGACCACGGCTCATATGCTTATCGGCAACAAGATGACCATTGCTCGCGTACGCAAGATGCGCGCCTTCCTGGCGCGACATGAAGTTGATAAGCAGGGCGAGGGATTCAATCCTGGAGAGAAGGGCTACCCTTCTGCCGGTCGTATTGCCTGGGCGCTATGGGGCGGCAACCCTGGCCAGTCGTGGGCTAACAAAGTAATGCGACAGGTCGAAGCCCGCGAAAAGCGCTAATGGCCGACAAGTTTTATCATCAACAGCCATGCTTCTGCATCCCATGTCGCGTGCTGAAAAAGTCGGGTGAAAAGCTGCCACAGGCTGCTATACTCCCTGACGATGAAAAGCCCAAGAAAGCAAAGCCCAAGCGCGGCAAAAAGGCTTAGCCACTTCTCCACATTTAGCGGCGTCGGTGGATTAGACCTTGGCCTTGAGTCTGCAGGATGGCATACTGTCGCGCAAAGCGAAATTGCACCATATCAGTGTGAGGTGTTGCGCCAGCGCTGGCCGGACATTCCGAACCTTGGCGACATCGCGGCGATCAGCACGGAAAAGACAAGTGCAGCATGGCAATCGGCAACACTTTGGTCTGCGGGTTTTCCGTGCCAAGACCTCAGTAGCGCAGGAAAGCGGAGAGGGTTTACCGGTGAGCGATCAGTCCTTGCGTTCTCGTTCCTCAACCTTGTCGAAGCGTTCGGCCCGGAATGGATCCTCCTTGAAAATGTCCCCGGCCTCCTCACATCCAGCGACGGAAGAGACATGGGGCGACTCCTCCAGGAAATGGACGAACTCGGGTATGGCGTGGCGTGGAGAACTATTGATGCGTCGAGCGTCGGAAGCTGTGAACTGCATGGGGGACGGCGCCCAGTGCCGCAGCCGCGCCGTCGGGTCTTCCTACTTGGACATCGTGGAACCGGTCGTGCCGGCGAGGTACTTCTTGACAGTCGCGGAGGCCAAGAACTACCTTGGGCGCTCGGTCGTGACTACGGAGAATGGGATCAAGAACGGTTTTACGCCGGACCTCCACCAGTTGATTCTGCAAACTATCGACCAGCAGCTTTTGAGCTTGCGGCAATTGACTACGCTGGAGATGGAGCGGCTGATGGGATGGCCCGACGGGCACACGCTCGTCCGAGGATTCCGACGTCTGCACGCCAAGAGCACAACGTAGAGGCGTTGCCAAACTCATATACTGGACATCTTCGGATGTATCGGAAGACCGAACGCAATCAGCGCAGTGGGTTCTTTGAAAGATGGACGGAGGACGGCACCTTTTCGACCCTGACAAGCTTTTCGTCTTCTGGCGTTTTTGGTCAACACTTGCTTCAGTCTGCCGCCTGCATTGAGCATCCGCTTTTGGACCGAGTGAATGAAGCGTCTCGGGCAGAGGCCTGTGGCAACGGCGTGGTCAGTCTGGCGGCAGAGTGGATCGGCTTACGTGTCGTAGAAAATATGCGCCTACACGGCGAACTTTAATGTGATACACTCCTGGTATGCCACATAAAGACCCTGTTACCCCAGAACTTCGTTATGCCGTCATTCGGCGCGATCACGCCTGCGTGGGCGCAAAGATTGGTATGGGCGGTGCATGCGGCAGCCAGTTTGGCTCCGGCACTGACATTGTTTGGGAGCTTGATCATATCGATAATGCCGGCATGGGGAAGCGCGGACCAAGCACCATGGAGAATCTCGTGCTGATGTGCGGGTATCACCATCGGGTCAAGACTGAGGCGACACGAATGTGGCGCCCAAAGCTGAGGGAGTACATTCATGAGAAATCCGGCCCTACAGTATCCAGGTGACGGTGGCTGTTCCTGGGATTTCTGTCCTAATCGTCGTGACGCTCGTGTCAAGCGCGGTAGGATGATTCCCCTGGGGGAGCTGCGCCCTTTTGCCGCCGATCAAAGCGTTCACGAAGACTGCCTGCGTCGCATTCTCGTGGGGAAATCGGCCCTTGACGGCGCAGCAGATGGGCCATATACTACTGATGTGGTAGCTGAAGGAGGTTCCGATGAATAGCGATTTGCCACTGAATATT